AGAGTAAGTGTAGGTGTATTGGTATTTGTTGGAGTTATTGTAGCGGTAGGTGTTTGTGTAGGGGTATCAGTAAGAGTAAGTGTAGGTGTATTGGTATTTGTTGGAGTTATTGTAGCGGTAGGTGTTTGTGTAGATGTTTTGGTAATAGTAGGTGTATTGGTAATAGTAGTATTTGTTGGAGTTACTGTTGCAGTGAGTGTATTAGACGGTGTTTGTGTAGATGTTTTGGTAATAGTAGGTGTATTGGTAATAGTAGGTGTATTTGTTGGAGTTACTGTTGGAGTGAGTGTATTAGACGGTGTTTGTGTATTGGTAGGAGTCGGTGTTTTAGTACCAAACGTTTCAGTAGGTGTATTTGTGAATGATGGTGATGGTGTAAAAATAGGGGTAGCAATAGGCGGGGGAAGCGAGGCAACCGAGACAAAGTCAGTGTTAATATAAAAAATATTAGAAACATTATTGTTTTTAAATTCTTTAAATAACCACCCTTTTATAATAAATGTGGTATCACCAGTTACTTCATATTTTTTTCTTGCGTCTAATTCTGTAGGGTAATCTACTTTTATATTACCATCCCACAAAACTTCCGATCTTATTTCTTGTGGTATTGAGAGCCCAGCTTCATCAGGTATCTTCCAACTTAATATCATATAAGGGTCGTTATATGGTAAAAAATTTGAAACAATTTGTTCAAAATCGCTAATATATTTTGCTATAATTGACATCTTAATTTTTATATTAACTGGTACAGGTGTCTTAAGATATGAAGAAGTTACATCATTATTTTTTTTGTTATAAAAACCAGCTATCTTATTAAAAACTCTTGTATTATCTCGCGAAATGTCTTCTATAGATATAGCAACGGCAGGCAGAGTAAGATTTTGAGATTGATTAGCTATATCATGTAAAACTCTTTGTTTGTTGGGGCTGTAGATATACCTTACTTGTAGCTCACTTTGCGCTTTTCTATTTGAATCAAATTTTTTTATGGTTACATTATCAAATGCTGATACAAATTGAGTTACTAAGTTTTTAATTTCAAAACTAAAAGCTTTAGCTTTCATTAATTTACTCTGCAACAAATGAGCTTATAGAATCAATAAAGCTTTGAATAGAATTTATGCTATCAGTTAAATTAAAATTATTATTAATTTCAAATATATTTTTTACATTATTATTTGTTAAATCTTTAAATAACCATCCCTTTATAGTAAATGATGTGTCGCCTAAGACTCTATATTTGTCATTGTAGGAAATATCAGTTGGGTAGGTAAGACTTATATCTCCACTCCAAAGTACCTCAGATCTTATTTCCTGAGGAATGGCTAATTTAGCTGCATCAGGCACTCTCCAACTAATTACTATGTAAGGATCATTATAAGGTATGAAATTAGAAAGTATTTGATCCATATCACTTTGAAATTTTGTAATAATTGACATATTAACTCCAATGTTTACTGGAACGGGGGTTCTTAAATATGATGTTAATGAGCTGCTTTCACTTTCTTCTTTTGATTTGCCAGTATAAAAACCTGCAATCTTATTAAACACACGGTCATTGTCTCTAGATATACTCGTAATTGATACAGCAACAACAGGTATGGTTATATTTTGTGATTGATTTGCAATATCATACAAAACTCTTTGTTTTGGGCTAAAAACATAACGAACCTGAACTTCTTCTTGAGCCTGTCTTTCCGAATTAAAACGCTTTATTATTACATTATCAAAAGCAGCAACAAACTGAGTCATTAAATCTTTGACTTCAAAGCTAAAAGCCCTTTCTTTCACCAAATTATTTAATGTTTAATTCATGCTCAGTTAGTATTAAAAACTTATAACCTTTCTTAGTGCAAAATGATTTTGCTGCATCCCATTTTGCAGTATTTTGAATAAACATCTGAGCTTCATATAAAAACGTAGTATTCTTTTTATTACCTTTTGCAGGTTTTAATGTTTGTTTGTAAGGTTTTATTTCAATTAAATATTTTTCAATTTTTTCATTATCTAATTGCAACTTGACATAATTATCTACAAAATAGCGATGCATTTTGCCATCTAAAGGATTCATATAAGGTATTACATAGTTTTCACTTCCCCACTCAATAACCCGGGTATTAATATCACACCATTTAAAGAATTTAAGCTCGTAACCTGAGCGATAAATTGGATAAGTTGAACCTTTAAATTTTTTTTGGTTTATAGGTTTATAGATTCCTTGATTATATCTATCGTTTTTAGAAAACATTTTAACCTAAGAAGAATTGAGGAGGAGCCACATCTCCTAAACCGGGGGCGCCAGTATAAAGCTTTTCTTCTAGTTCTTTTTTTTCTGCTAAACCTTGCGCTAACATATCATTAAAATTGAGCGTACCGCCCCCCAAGAGATTCATATTTTGATATTTACCCCTAATTTGTCCAATAGCTATCTTGGTCAATGCTAATGCGTATTGATATACCCAAGGTTCTTTAATTATATCTCTCAGCGGTCTCTCAACATAGCATGGTAAAACACCATAAAAGCGGCTACCTGAGCCTGGAGTTCTGGGAGGAGGGAACATCGTTAACATTTGTGTACGTTCATCGAACAACAAGTATCTCCTTTGGGCTAGCACCTTTTCTCTAGTGTCTAACCAATTCTTTAAGATAACCCAACTTATTAAATCAAAGCCATAATTACCCATAGCATAGCTAAAATATGTTTGCTGTGCTAAAGTTTGTTCAATAGTAAACAAAGTATTAACCCCGTTAGTTGAACCTTCCTCAAAATCTATAATTTCTATAACTTTTCTATAATCCATGATATCATAATCAAAGCTATTAACATATTTTTCTTCATTTTCATTTACAAATACAAAATTAGTTGAAAGTGCTGGGTTAAAAGAAGATATTTCAGCATATTTAGTTTGATTTAAAATTTCATTTTTAAATAAACCATTCATATATGTAGCGCTCAAGGTTGTTGAAGTTGCAAAAACGCTGCTAGGCACATTTGTATTTGTAACAAAAGCTTTTACACCAGGAGTATTAATTCTGTTAAAATATGGAGTTATTGAAAATAACTGATCTAATCTCAAACCGACATTATCTATATAAAGATTAGAATCAAATATTAATATCTCTTCAGTATAACCTGCAAATTTTGAAAACATTTCACATGCAATAGAAATGTTTTCATATAATTGATCTTGATGCACTTCAAGATTTACTAATGGTGCACCTAATGCACGAGAAATTCTTTGCCCTAATCTACTATAATTGTCAATCTTACTACCAAGATTAGTACTTAGAAAAGCTGATACAGGAGTTACTTCTGTACATGTCATTTAATTATTTATGCTGCGGGAACTGCGGAAGCCCCAGCTGCACCTGCAGCTTCACCACCGCCGGCAGGTGCTGTCTCTGCACCGGCTGGTGGTTCGCCACCGGCTACAGTAGCTGTACCTGGACCAAAGGCGGGCGGGGCGGCACCTACTCCGCCACCGCCGCCTTCACCTTCCGGAGTTGCAGGTTGTGCACCTCCAGCCAATGCTTTTTGCCAAGCTGGGCCAGCACCTTCAATTTGTGCAAGTTCCCATGCAAATTCTTTATCTTTTCTGAGAAATTCTCTATTAGCCATGATTTCCTTCTCTGTCCAGCCCAAATACCGCTTTTGTGCATATGTCTTAGAAACACTATCATTTGCGGAAAAATCATTAAAGGTTTTAACTTTAAGTTCTAGCTTTTGTTGCTCTCTTAGTTCGTAGAAATTAGAAGGAGGATTGAAAGCAAGATCAATTATATTTTCCTTAAGGTTATGTTTTTCCCACAAACCCTTTAATTTTAAATGTGTGATAAAACCATTCTTGAGACCTGCAGCAAATCTTTGTTGTAATCTAACAATAAATTTTGCAAACTTTAATTCTTCTCTTAATATGTTTTCGCCACCTTGATACTGATCTTCAGGATTCAATCTAGTAGTCGGTACTTTTAATGCTTTGTATAGTTTTTTAACAAAATACATTAAGTCAGTCAATTCACCTAAATTCTGACCACCCGGGAGCGATGTTACTGAAGTTCCATCACTCCCCGCTCTCTTGGCAAACCAAAAACTATCCAACATAGATTGCGGATTAAATTTTTGAACTGCTGCATTTTGATCAATATCAAAGGTACGTTTTGACCAATAATTATTCATTAATTTTCTAATATAAGCTTCTGCTTTCGGAGGTGACATATTACCAACATCCACATTAAAGATCAAACGCTCTGGAGCTCTTACTAAACGATAAATTACAATTGAATCTTCAATTAAAGAAAGTTGACGGTAAGCCCGGCGTGCATTTTCAATAAATGGTAATCTTAATGTTTTGTTTTCATTCCATATGCCTGAATTAATATATGTTACCTGATTTTTGTCCATCGGTATCATTTTGAATTCTTTTATCTTGAGAGGATTTGTTGGATCCATAATAGGCTTTCTCAAAAGATAGCCTTTCACAATCATATTTTGAACATTAGAAAAAATAGGATCAATGAGTTCGCAAGGCATTGTAACAATACCAAGAATACCTTCTTCAGGATACGATTTGTGAATAATGTGTTCGAAGTAAAGTTCAGCTTCAACTAGCATTCTCCTAAAATATTCCCACCCGTTAAGATCTAAATTAAAATAACCGACATATCTTTCAAATTCTTTAATAAGCGTTTCTTTTATGGTCTCTTCAATTTCTTCTGGTCTATTAAAGTTTAATTTTACTATATCACCTTTATCGTCCTTGTTGACACATTCATCACATATTTCATCAAGTGCATCTGCTACTTCAGCAAACGCAGCCATAATTCTATAATCCATCATTCTCTTAGGTTTATCTGTTTGTACGTTTGCATACATGAACTGATAAAACTGAGACTCTCTCATTACGCTTGCAACAGCGTTATCTCCATAATTTAGGGAAGATGAGATGCTCTGTCTCTGCAATGCTTCTTGACGGGAAGATCCCTGGTCATGAAAAACTTTAAATTTTGGATTTAATTGTTCAAATCTATCAAGAATGGAATAAGATGAGTAAGGTAGCTTATTACTCATAAACTTGTAAAGTTGCCTACCAAATCCGCCAGAATTTTCTTGATCGTTAGCCATGTTTAATTACTTATTTGTATTTCTTAAAAATACTATTTTTTATCTTCTTCCTTTTCAGAAGATTTTATAAACTCTTCATAATTCAACCCTCTTTGTAAGCAATAAATTTTTATTAAACTCTCATCTTGAATGTAATTAGCTTTGTTAGCTAAATCTGTATTGTTATGACTAAATTTTTTTATCTTAGAGGTATACTTGGACATACCATATTATTTATTTCAAACTAAAGCCTCTATCCTTAAACCAATTTAACATATTCTTTATATCTGTATATAAATAAGGGGTATCGTATCTCTCAAACTCATTAGTTTCCCTATTTAACCAATAAATCTGTAACGATCCAACAGATTTACCCGTCATATTACTATACAAATATGCATAAGTTGATACTTGCAAAGAATACACATTATATTCACATTCACTTAAATGTGAAAGAGGAGAGTAAAGAAACTTATTATATTTCGATGTAAGACGAAAGTTTTTATTAGTTTTTAAATCATATACATCAAATGTCTTACCATTATCTATGATAAAATCTGCAGTACCTGCAACTCTAAATTCATTATTGTAAACAATTGTCTCACTCTTAGTTTTCTTTATATCAATTTGGGACATATCAAGAAATTTCTTGACCATATCATCATCTTTGTATTCAACGCCTCCGGAAGTAACATAACACTCTAATTTTTTATGTGAGTCAATGCCATAATCACAGGCTGTTGTTTTTATATCTTTCCACTTATTCTTTATAATGTCAGGGGTAACTCCTTCGCGTGCTGCAACTATTTTTGAAAATTTCTCTACATCAAATGGCTCTTTGAACGAATTAATAATTGAAGTTACAGAAAAATAATTTAATTTTGTATGGACATTGGTATAGGCGTGTTTTTCTTTATTAAATTCTATCATTATAGTAGTATAGAAGATAATTTAAAAAGGTCAAGCCTTAATTTTTGCTAAAGAAAATACCACCGTGGTTGTCTGATTCATCTCTATTTTTGCAATTACATTAAATCCTAGAGGCAGCATTCTATTAATTAATTTGTCAACCCACTCGTTACTTACATTTACTAGCATTGATTTATGATCCGGGTCACAAAAAGTATGCCTTGCGAATTCTTCGCAAACCGCAGCACCGTTTTCATAAACGTTGCTCATACAATAGTATTTATTCTGCATTCTTATAAAATGACAATCTAAAGTTTGAATCAAGCGAGGAAGGTGTATTATCTATAATTTTTATAAAATTATCTGTAGGTGTTGAGGAAGGAAGTTCCCAAACTTTATTACTCCATTCAATTACACCATCTTTTAACGGCAATTTATTTAATAATATGGTACTAGTAGATGTTATTGTAGGTGTAGGCAGTAAAGATTGAATTACTGTTGAAGTAATAGTAGTAGTAGGTGTAATTTTTATAAAATTTGTACACGATTGTGTTATAGCGGGAGTTAAAGAAAAAGTATAACTTGGGGTGATAGTTGGTGTTGCAGAAGGTGTGGATGTATTAATAGGTATTTGCGTGACTAATGGTGTTGGGGTGGGTGTAACAAATGGTGTTTTTGTTAATTCTATTTCAAAACTAACTTTTTTTTTAATAAAAAATTAAATACGATTAACAAGATTACAGCTAATGGATCAAATACAAAAACCAAACACAATATAAAATATTTAACAGCAGTATCTAAATCTAAGTTAAAAGCATTTGCTATAAACTTGAATGTACTAATATCTGACTCTGAAGATTCTTTTTGCTTAAGTTCTAAAATTTCATGATTTATAGTGTCAAGCTGGGTTAAAAGAGCCTCATTTTCTTTGTTTATATTATCTATCTGTAAATTAGCGTCTGTGACTTCTTTAGAAGCAGCTTCAATCATAGAAGTTTTTGCTTTTAATGCTGAAGCATCGGTTACTGACTGAGTCTGATCGCCTCCAAACAAACCGCCTTTTTTAGAAGTAGTTATAGTGGTATTTTGTTTTGTAATAGTATTGAGTCTTTCTTCTTGTGAAGCTCTTACAAATGTAAGGGTTTTAATTCTTTCTTTATTATATTCAAATTTTTGTATCAAGGCATTTTTCTTTTCCTCAACAAATTGTATTTTTGATGTGTATAATTCTGATTTAAATTTACTCTTATTATATGCATCGGTTAAAAAACCAAAAATACCTAAGCTTGTTATAAGCATAAGAACAGTTATTGCCACATATAGATAAATTCTTATTAGTTTGTTGAGTTCTGAAAAAAATCTATATAAACAACTTGTTGCTACTAGTTTTCCTATTTCTAAAGCACTAGCCATTAGTACAACTGCCCAGAAACTACCTGAAAACAATAAGGATATACCTTTTATAGAGAAAAATGCCGCAATACCGGCAATTAAAAATGATGTTGTACCAACAATTATCTTAAACACTTATTATTTATTATCAATCACCATCATCATCAACTAAATCTTCTGAATCAAAATCAATAGGCTCAACCAATTCCACATCATCGTCTTTGCCTCTTCTTATTATACGTAAAAAATCATTCTTTAGGTCTTCCGTAAAATACAAAATGCCTACTTCTTTACCATCAATTTTAAGCATAATATTTTGCTTATCATTGTAACTATCTTTTACTTCAAATTCAATGCTTTTCATTTTTATCAAAATAATCTAGTATAATTTCCCCGATTTTCTTAACAAATTGCTCATCAGTTAAATTATAAAGCTTGTAAACACTTTTAAATAATTGTTCAACATTTTTTGAAATAGTAAATTTAACTTCAAAATTATTATCATCAACTCTCCTTAGGCTCCTTACTATTAGCCCGGGATTGTTCTTGGGCTGCTTTGATCTTTTCAAGTGTACCTAAATATTTATCATAAATGCGACCAATTTGTGATAATTCGGCACCAGTAATAGCTCCTCGAGAAGCCATTAAACTTATAACCTCTAAAACACTTTTTAAATCGTTAACTGTTAGTTCTATATCCATATTAAAATTTATGTATAAACCCTTTATTAGTTGTATAAACCGCAGTGCCGTCCTGATCTATTATCTTTACTATATCTTCTTTAGCTAAATTTACATTATTTAAAGCTATTTTATGTGCCTCAAGACTATTAGTAGCAGAAACGTTTTTTGACCTTGTTTTAGCAAGATAATTATCTTTTAATATGGCTTTATACCTAAACATAATCTTATATAATTATACTACCTTATTTTAAAAATCTATAATCTTTTTAAACAAAAAGCATAAGCTTGGAAAAACTATAAATGTAACGGCAGGTGTATATAGAGGTTGGCCACAGAATACTGTTAAGATTATACCTGCTATTAATGAGGACCAAAAACTCATACATATATAACAACTTGATAAAATAGAAAGTTTTTCACTTTTAAATTTTAAAAAAATTAAATCTTCAAATTGTTCTTGTTGAGTAATATTTTGTTTAAACAAAATTTTTGCTAAAGTAGTTTTTAAAGGAGAATAAAACCATAGCAATAGAAAACTATTTACCCCTAACAATGATAACAAAAGTAAAGTCAAATCAACCATTTGTAATTTTAGCTATATACCGGTTTCTTATACCTCTTAACTTACATGGCGAGCAACCACCAGGCGTGCTTTTAGCGCTATTGACTTCATTTTCATATTCTATTCTCAATTTATCACAATCTTTCACATCCGGGGGGCAGGGTTTGGAATTGTCAAAAAAGTTTTCAACTATAGTTAATGGAAGCATATAATTAATTAGTCTAAATTTATTATTTTTATAGAGGTATTATTCTTATTGCTACAAATGCTTCTGCATAATCTTCTTTAATTTCCCTACCTAAAATTTTAGCATTATCTATTATATTTTGTACTGATCTTGGGTGGTTGCTATCTCTTATTTCTTGGGTGTAACACTGTAACGCATTTGCTTTAATTTTAATATGGCGTTCTTTTAAAGGTACAAAATAATTAGGCACGAAAGGTTGTATATTTTTTAGTATACCTTGATCTGTAGATGAGATTGTTTGATATAGAAAGATATTATCAACTCTATGTTTGCTCCAAATACGAGCTGCAGAGTTTAAAGCTTCAAACAATTTTCTATGATCTTGATGCAAATCGCCGTAAAAAGTAGAATATATTGTGTCCGGTTTTATTTCATAAATTAACTTTTCTAATTTATCAATTAAATTATTATTAATATTGTGTAATTCTTGTTCATTTAAATTTAAAAACCTTAAACTATGTACACCGAGAATTTTAGAACTTTTAACTGCATCTCTTAATTGTATTTTAGATCTTTCATCATACGAATTTCTTATTAATGCAACTGTTACTATATCACTACTTTCAATATGCTTGGCTATAGTAGCGCCGCACCCTAAAACTTCATCATCCCCGTGAGGAGCCAGTACTAGAATTCTTCTCATATAATTTTAAAAATATGTCTCTCCTATTGTAGTCATTTTTAGCATAGTTAACTTGCAATATATGTAATTTATCTAAAAATTCGGATTTACAATATATATCATTATATAAAGAATAATGAACGGGGTGTAATGAGAGCCCGTCTTTTGTTATATCCATATTAAGACTTTCAGAATATTGAGTATTTAAATCTAATTTTTTAAATTTTTTAGAAGCTAATAATTCTCCCATCAACACATCTTCACCTTTATAGCTGCCCGGGCAATTTATAAAACTTTCTTCCGTTTGAGTAAGAATTTTTTTAACAGCTTTTTTTGAAATCATATAAAATCCACCCTCTGCATATTTTGATTTAGCAGGGCGTTTTGCTATTCTAAAATTTGATTTTACTTTGTAAAAATGTACTGTTTCAGAATTAATAATTTTATTAAATTTACCAATATAGTCGAATTTATAAAAATTTGCGTTTAATTTAGTATAATCAAAAAAAGTATCGTCATCTAATTTGATAACATGTGTATATTTTATATCTTGAATAGCTTTAAGAGCTAAAAACGTCTTAAGGGGCAATTGTTCATAGCATTCTTTAAAATTTCTAAGCTTTAGAAGGGGCACAGCGGGTATGAAATCTGACGTAACATAAAAATAAGAAATTTTTTGGTTTTGCAAAATTTTAGCCCAAGTATTTTCTATGGCTTGAATTCTTTTTAAATTTTTTTTACATGTTGTTATTAGAACTACAGGTTTCATGAAAAATAATCAGTATAATTACTTTGACGTCTTACATCTAACGTTAAGCAATGATGTCCTCCTCCAAATAATCTACTATATCTAATTTGATTGGGTATAACTTCTATATTATAATCTTTTAACTTATTTTTTAAAACACTGTAATATTCTGGCAAACAAACAATACAATTTTGAGATATAGAAAGCACGTTACAAAATATTTTTTCTGATGCTAGAGGTGTATAGCTAGTAGGTGTTAATTCAGGTGAAATTTTTATAAAATCCCATTGCTGTAAAGGCTCTGGTAGCTGCTCAATAATATCTAAAGTAATTAGAGCTAACCCTGGTTTAAGAGGTAAAAAAACAGAATCTATATGATGATCAGTAATTTGTACTGGCCATACTTCATATTCTTTACCTAAATGTTGTTGCAACCAAATAGCTCCAAGCTTTTCATGTTCTGTTGGAGCATTAAATAATATTTTATTACCTAGCCTCATGCAATTTGCAGAATCAAACATTATTTCAACGCCACAATCTAATTCATGAGCAAATTTATTTTTTAAATTTTCATAATATTCTAAAGCTCCCTCACTTTTATATACTCTTGAAAAATCATATGAACTATCTGTTACAAGTGGTCTTGGTGCAGCTGACCATTTTGCACCATTTTTAAAATATTCTAAAAATAAATGTTTTAAATAATCATTTTCGAATTGTCTCCATCTAGCAGAAATAGGTGTTTCAATTATCTCGTTACCTACTATCATAGTAAGATCTCTTACATTTAATGCGGGGTAGTTTGTGCTCTTCCAACATAGTGTCTGTGTTTTTACTACTTTATTAGGCACTTTAGGTCTTTTTACAATAATTCCCATATTTTTTAGTAAATTTACAAAATTTTCTAAATCTTCATTATGTTCACAAATTATTTTTTTATCATGTGCCCATCTATCAGAAAAATAGCTATTTCTAACCCCAAATATATTATCATGAAAAAACAATTTAAAAGTTAAATCATCTGTTGGCAAAGATTCAGGAAAACCATTACCGACAATAACTTCTTCTAAATTATCCCACTCATTATGACTATTTACAGTATTCATATTTTAAAAAAAATATTATAACAATCATTTTGTTTATTTAAATCCCAGTAAACAGTATATTTCCTAGTATGTTTATAATTTCCGAAAAATTGTGGCGCTATATTACATTTTTTCTTGGTTTTGTTTATATCGTCAACTATGTAAAAAGGTAGATTATGCATTATTCCTTTTATAGAGTCTTGTGGGTTTTTATATATTATAATAATCTTAGAAGGATTATGTGTATATTCTAAATATTTTACCAAACTTACATCTTCCTTTATATTGAAAAAGTCTAGGACTTTTTTAATATTTCTATCGTTTATATAATAGTATCTTCTAATTTGAGTTGCATCGTTATTAAATTCAACTGATACTGCTTTTTGGTAATTTATCAAGCTAGTTTTTTCGAGTATATCGTGTTCTTTAAAATTAAAAAATTTATTTAGTTTTATATGAAAATTATATACTATATTATTCATATTGTCAATTTTAATAGAAAAACAATTATTGTTACTTCTATCTAAATCTATAAATTTATAAAATTTTTCATATAATTCATAATTATGCGGGAAGGGATACTCTTCTTTTGATAATTTATGTAGAAATTGAAAATATGCTTTATTTGAAATAATGGCTTTGTTTTCGTATGTCTTTCCTAAAAGTCCTAACCAATTATTAGTGTAGTGGTGTTTTTTATATAATGTATTATATAGCTCGTAAAGACTCTTAAAATCAGTAACCATTAAAATTCTTTAGATAAATTTAAATACTCTTTACTATATTTATTTTCATCGTATCCGCTAACAACTATAGGATCAACTTCAGCAAAAATATCATAAGCAATAAAATTAGAAGGTAATTCTAATATTCTTAAAAGATTTTTATATTTCTTATATGCGTACGCAACCCAAAACGAGTCACCATACCATGCCACAGTAGAAAGTATATTGTCAGATACCTCCTTAAAAAATAATTGAGACGAGGAGGTATTCCTGACTATCATACAACCTTCTCTAAAATGTAGATCTTGAGTTTCGAGATCTATTAATTTATTATCAAAATTTTTAAAATTATTTCTTCTTTTTTCTAATTCTTTGCCCTCCAAAACGCCTTTATGTGCAAATTTTATAAACAAATCGTAATCTTTATCTTTTATAGATTCAAAAAACGGCATCATGTTTTTTAAAATTAAATTATCTGCATCCATATTAATTACGTAATCAAAATTATATTTTTTTAGTAAATTGTATATATTATATACTTTGCGTAAATTGGCGTAAGCGCCTCTTATACTGACTTTTCTTTCTTTAACAATATGTGATGTTTTATTTTTAATAGTAATTTTTGTATCGTCTAAATTTGAGTTATTATATTCAACAAAAGTGTTTTTTAAATTTTTAAATTCAAAATTTGACACATCAATTAAGTCTACAAACGCGCTTACCTCAGGTGAATTAGTATTGAGCGATGCTATACTCTTTTGTACATATGGTATATAATTATTATCGACACTATATGATAGACAAATTCTCATATATTTTCTGCAAAAACACACTCCCTACATATACTGTTTACTGTTTCGTCGTTGAAACCTTTCAATATATTTTTATATATTTCTCCGGAATATAACTCATCATACGACATATTATATAAATTACCCAAAACATGATGTTTTTCAACATCCATACAACATAAAACCACATCACCATCTGGCAATAGATGCTGAATTCTGTGGTGATCATGCTTACATTTTATCTTTCCAGACAATTTTTTTGGAAGCAAGGGCGATTTGTAATGTATAGGGGTGTTTATTCTTTTAAAAGGTTCTGTATAATGAACTAAATCAGACACATTATTTCTATTGAATAAGTCAACAATCTTGGTATCTACATTCTTAGTTAAAACCGTGACAGTATCTTTGTTTTCTGAACTTTTATTTTTTAATTGCTTTAAAAATTCATTTAAATGTTTAAGATAATCTTTCGAAATGTTTTTATAACTCATAAATTCATCTCTTATATGCACTGATCTGTTAAACCAATAAGAGCTATTTAAAAAAACCTCTATATTATTTGTATATTTTTCTGGCAAAGTAGTAAAGCAAACCAATTTATGACCTTTTTCATATGTATATTTTACTATAGACTCAAAGTCTCTATGCAGTAAAGGCTCACTCATACCTATAAACCCAATAATTGTACTGGATGGTATTTTATCAATTAAAATTTTATAGTTTTCTACTGATAGTCTTTTATTTTTACTCTTTAAAAATAATGAAAATTGTGGACAGTATGTACAGCTAACGCTACACCCTACGTAAAGGCTTATCTCCATCATTTTTTCACCGGGCTTTAGCATACTACATACCTATACTATTTAATTTGTTAAAAAACTTGTTATTTTTTGTAGAATTTTTAATCAAATTTTTTTGCTTTCTAAAACCTTCTGCAGACCATATAAATGAATTATCACTATAGTTTGTATCAACAAAATTCTTGGGCAATTCTTTTATATTAATATTATTTTTAAAAATTTCATTAGTAAAAAATTCTGTATGCCCCCACATAGTATCAAATATATTACATTTATCACTAATACTTGTAAATAATTTTTTAGTATTTTTATTATTTTTTATAAACATAAAATTAGTTTTATATCTTTTAGTGCCTACTTCATTCAAAAAACCATTATTATCAACATTAAAACTTTCAAGCAAAATATCATACTTATATGAATAAGGTATTAAAAAACTTAAAGATTTATTGCATAGGCTATCTGCATCTAAAAAAACTATATTATTAATTTGCAAATTCAATAATTTTTTTATAAAATAAAAACGTGCATTATTACAATAACAATTTTTTTCAGAAACATACTCATAAGTATTAAAAAACTTTAAAAATTCATTATCAATAGTGTTTAATTTTTTGACTATATGTTTTTCTGTACATAGTTTTTTGTTGTCAAAAAATATACTAATATGAGATGTTTGGTAGTTTAATAATTCACCGGGTTCACCTATAAAATATAGATAAAAATTAGCATTCTTGTTATTTGCTTTTATAGATTTAAAGCAAGGAATTACAAAATCTAAATACTCTTTATCAGAAACTGCAGCTATATTAAGCATTTTTTATCTTATCAAAAATTTTTTCTAAATCTACAAAACATTTTTTGAATTTATTATTTTTAATAGTTAATTTACAATCATTTATAGAAAAAAATCTATTTAGATTAGTCAATGTATATTCGTAATTTTTTTTTGTAGCAAAATTCTTTGCAGAAGTTTTAAAAACTATTAAATTCCATACAGACGTAAAAAATGGGTGAGTTTCAATAAAAGACATAGTTTTAATTAACGATTCATTGCATGTACTATCAATACAAATTAAACCACATGACCACTTTTTTTTGTCTGCAGTTAATCTAATAGGGTGATCAGCTTTTAAAAATTCTTCTCTAGTAACTAACCCATTCGAATGACTTAAAACATCAAAAGGAAAAAACCCAAAATGTTTTTTTATTTCATGTATATAATTAGAACCATATAGTTTTTTAACTTTTAACATGTAATCTAGTGCTGAAGGCATTTAATTATTTACATATTATATTTTTTTAAAATGCAATAATATAGTGATGCAAGGCGAGGGTTATTCCAATCTACTTTTAATTTACGATTCCAAATAGACGTGGTACAAGCAGTATTACACCAATGAATAGCGTATTTTGGTAAAGAATCTAATTCATACACATTACTATTGATCATTTTATATAAAAAATCTGCATTATCATCACCAAAAACTTCTTTGCTTACTATGTACTGATTGAAGTTGTATTTTATAACTGCATTATTTAAAATTTCTAATGGCTTAACCCAGTTATCATTGTTGTGAGATATGTGTTTAGTGTATTCTGCAATCACATGATCAATAAAATCCACATTATTGCATTTAATTATATTTGCAACAACACCCTTCGAGTTGTGTGGTCTTAATATTATTTCTGTATTATTAAAATCATTGAATGATTTTAAACAAGTAACATCCATATCTACGTACCATCCTTCTATTTTTTTAAGTAAATGAAATCTAAAAATATCGGAAAATCCACCTACGCTATTATTCGGGCAATCGCCAAAACCTTTATATGTAAAAAAGTTTGATTTATCTAATATTTCGTTAGCATCTAATATAGTAAATTTACTATCTTTAAAATCTGTAATATTTTTATCATATGTAAATATATTAAATTCATGGTCATTAGATATAAAACTTTTTACAGTAAGTTCTTCTAACTTGTTTAATTTTTTTCCATAATAAAATGAATTAATTTTCATATTTTTTATATATTTTGATCATTTTTTTAAGATTATATATGTTATTATTTTTAATAATATGCTCATCAAAGCAGTCTTCGATGCTAGATCCCATCCACGGTTTTTTAGATCCAACGTACTGTAAAATTTTAAAACTATTTTTATATAGTTCAAAATTATAACTAAGTACGTTATAAACTTTAGATAAAAAATAAATTTTATTTTCAAAAAATAAATTTAGCACAGGCTCATCACTAGACCATTTTTTTATTTTTGATAATTCAATTAATTTATTTTTTGTATGATAAGTAAGATATTTTTCATTTATAAACATCAAGCCACCATCAAAAAATTGTTTTGAAGAATGATCTAAACGATTTTTTTCATCTACTTCTACAGCGGCAAAATCTACTGACAGGTTAAATAATTCGTCTAGAGGTGAATTTACAATCATATCTAAATCAAAAAACAATATATTCTTTGACTTTAATAAAAATATATCAAATCTGTTATAACAATTAAATCCCCAGTTTCTAAATTTATCATTAGTATTGTAATAACTGTAATCGTTCGATAATATATCGATAAATTTAATATTTTTATATATTAATAATAGATCATCTTTTTCTTTTGGTGTTAATGTTTCAAAAGTTAAAAAATTATATAAAAAATTTATATTTGGATTATAATATAGTAAGCTTTTTAAAAATGATTTTGCGCCTGGCAAATATTTTCTATTTAATGTTGATGCAAACTGCAAAGATTCATTAATCATTGTAGCTCAATACAAAGCTGGGTATAGGGTAGAGCATTACAGGCCAGTATTCTAAAATTTCTGTTACCGTTAATTTGGTAGACAATTCAGTTCTAAACAATTCATTATCATCTTTTAATAATTTTATAATTTGTAATAGATCGTTTTTTTCATCATCATCATTTGTATTGGAGATATCACTCTCTATTTCTTTTACTAAATTGTCACGATGTTCAATTATTTGTTTCACTCTTAATATTTTTATTTCGTTAAAATAAAACCTAGGTGTTGTAATAATATTAACTGCTTTTTCTTCTGAGAATTCTTTTATTAAAATCTTATATAAATTAATATCTTTTCTTGTAAAGAAAGGTTCATTTATAAAAATTTCATTTGGTGGCACAATATTGAATGGCCAAAACTTATATACAATATACGGTGATGTTATATTTTCGAGTTCTTGTTTAAAATCACTACCTTCAAGTATATTAATTTGTTTATGAACTTGAGCTTTTACATCAGTTGCACTTACTAATTCATTAAGTTGTTCTTTATTATCTAAATTATTGAGATCATTTTTAAGTTTTGTAATTAGCTCTTCTTTAATCTTATTGAGATATAATATATACACATTTTTGAGTTCATTTAGAAATGATATGTCTTTTAATTTATCGCAAAACTCACTGTAAGATGTTGCGTTAATTTGATAATTTAATGCTTTGAAGATACTTTGTACACTTGGCAGAAAGTCTAGGGTTTGATAGTTTTCAAGAAATGCTTGAGAGAGTTTTTGACTAAATGCAATAAAATGAACGAATCCTACAATATCATTTTCAGGAATATGAATATTTAGATTAATTAATTTTTGGTTTAAACTAAAAACAGCTTGACTTGGCTCATGCTTACCAAAATCATCTATATTAAAACTTTTAAACTCTTTAATTTTAGTAAAAAAAGCCTGCATACTATCAAAATATAAATTAAATGCATTTTCTCTAAATTCTTTAGATGCTTGTCTTGTGAATAGCCATGGCGGTACGAAGGAAACTGGTACACCTAGAAACATTGTTTGCCTAATGGTTTCTGGATCTATTGACTCAAGCTTATTAGTCAATACATTGTAATATTGTGCTTGATTTTTCTTTGCAAACTCATCATAAGAGTCAAGTAATCTTTGGTTATATGGTACGCCCAAGCATTCTGCTATCTTCTTGTTACAAGTTGCCAAAACATAGGGCACAGAATTATTCTTAAAATTTATTAATAACAATGATGATTGTAAAATATTATCTACATCAGTATACATAATAAGACTTAATTAAAAATTCTATTTTTTCAAGGATAGCTACGGGTTCCGCCAATTCTAATTTCAGAACTTACCATTTGCCCACCGCAAAACTTATCATCTACAACCCAACCAGTAAATACTGCACCATTATTAACAGTTGTGAGAGTATGATTAGATCCGTAGGGACCTGTCCATACATTAACAATACCAGATTGAGTACCTAAATTAAAACCAACATCTACAAAAATATAATAACCTGATCCCATACTTGAAGCAGGTGAACCACCACTAAAATTCATTACTATATTACCAGTAGAGTTTTTTGCACCTGTTGCTTGACCATTTGCAACACAAGCCGGGGGCGGTGAATAAGATTTTTGAAATTCAGAAATACGGCTTGGTGAATATGGTGAGCCCGGGCCATTGTATTGCCAGGCTTTTGGTGATGTTGATGGTGAAAATGAGTTTATATTACCATTGTAATAAACTTCTTGTTGCTGCCACATGCATGTATTTGAATTAGTTACTATAACATTAGCGCCGCCTGTGACATTGTTGCCCATAAAACATTGTTCTAATGCAAATAAAGATATATTTGAAGTACCGGGTACACCAGAAGCCCCAACACCACTTATCCAGTTTCTTATTTGTGAAATGGTTAATGTTGCGTTATTTGAAGTAGTAATAGCAGCCATTATTTTCTCTCCAACTTTTTATTTAAATCCTTTATGCATTCAATTAAAAGTGGTATAATTTTTTCATATCTAACTGCTTTGTATCCGTTGGTGCGTGTTTCTACTGCTTCAGGTAATATTTTTTCTACTTCTTGCGCTATAACACCTATATCATGGCCTTTATAATTTGAATCTTCGCTCCAATCAAACGAAACACCATTAATTTTATCTATTTTTTCTAGTGGAGAATCAATATTTACTACATTTAACTTTAACCTTTCGTCAGAAGTATAATATGCAACGACGTCTCCACCATTTGCATAAATGTTGCCTATTACTTCCAGATTACCATTAATTAAAGCACCTGCATTTGTGCCAATACCGGATGAAAAATAACCATTAGCTCTGACTTGAAACGTTTCTGTACCATCTGTTCTATTTGGGCCTGTTGCATTATATCGAATAGAAAGAATTGTATCAGGTAAAGCGGTTGAAGAGGTTGTTCCAAGCACCATGGAAGGGCCGAAAGCAGAGCGGCCAATCAATTTTAATGCAGTTGGGCTAGAAACATCATCAGTAAAAATTTGAACTACGTGATCATTAGGTAAAGTTGTTGGATTAACTTTTCCTTTCGAAAAATAATGACCATTTACATTTGCATCAAAGAAATTAAAACCAGTTTTTGATATGATTTCACCATTCATATCAATATCAACACGGCCCCTATTACCGCCTTCAGCTGTTACCACATCACGAATTACTAATCCGCCTGCAATATGAATGGATGAGAGTGCACTTGTATTAGATGATGTTGGGGAGCCTCTACTTACGGAGCCAAACCCTCTACCAAAAGAGGCATTACAGTATCTATCAAAAATAATTCTATTAAAAGCAAAATTATCATTAAAGAATCTTGCTGTATTAAAATTGTCTTGTTGTTGAAATATTGTAACTGCATCTTGAGCTGTTTGATTAATAACAGAAAGCGCTGAAGTTACAGATACAAATGTTTCCAACACTGTAAAATCGCCTAAAGCTGTGAGATTTCCAAGTACCAAACAATCATTATCAATCATTACACTGTTTGTAAATCTTGAAAAACCATCAACTCTTAATGCGGGTTGTGAAGAGTTACCGCCTGTCTTTTGGAAGTAAGCAGTTCCGGAAGAAGTGAGTAAAAATGAGCTTGGATTGTTGTTGTCACTCTGTCCAGGAAAGAAATTAATACCACTTAAACCAAATAAATCTGAAGAGCCTGCAATATTACCAAAATTACCTTCTGTTTTAATAACAAAAATATCATTAGTAGGGCTATAAACTGTTAATGCCCCCTCATTTAACCCTGTTGTATTAATATTAATACGATAATCCAAGTCACATTTGAGATTGTTTTGCTTAATATCACCAAAATAAAAAACACCATCGCGTTGAGATGGGTTAAAACCAGTATCTGATGTTATTGCCCAGTAGTTTGAATTTAATTCTGCAACCTTTATGGTGCCATAGAATGGCTCTGCTGTATTATAGTCAAACCAAAAAGCTTTGCGGTAATCATTAACTCCTATTACCTTTTTGCCAAAAACTGATTCAGAAATACGAACTTTACCGGTAGGCGAAGTTGTTTTTTCCAATACCAACTCTTCATATCTTGGGCCTATGTCAAATTTTCCAGATGCTAGTCCTGTCTCGTCTAAAGCATATAAAGTACTCTCATTAGTATCGTAAAAAGAATCACCAGGCTGAAAAAAACCTACTGGTAGTGAATTTATAACCGTATCTACATTTGGAAAGGCGCCTTGAAACAAGTTACCCGCAACATTACCTCCCCCACCCAGCCCATCACCAATAAACAAACGCTTTGAATCTATTGTATACCCCAATTCACCTTCATCTAAGCGTATATTTTGGCGTTCCGATTCAGTACCTCTCCGTACTAAAATCTTTAAAATAGTTGTATCGGTGATTTCAAATACGCCTGGCATAATATTATTTAAGGTGATTTAATCATCAAGTAATAAAATCTTGATGGAAAAGGTTCGTTTAATATATACAATGATTTAGATGGCATAACATTAAAATTAAAATTTGAAGGACTTATTGATGATAAGCCGGGGAATACTTGTAGATTATCTACTCTTATATTATTCCAATCTACACCTAGAGCTGTAGATTTTAACGCAGTTATAGAAATAGTATTAGTATCTACATAAATTTTGCCGGTAGGGTTAAATTTTATTGTGTCGTTATCTAAATTAACAGTTAATTGATCGTAGGGTGAAGCAGAAAGACCCAAATAAACAATTTCATTTACTCTTATTTCATTTACACCTAAACCTTTTTGCTTCACCCCAAATTTAAATGCTGTTGTTAATGCTATAGTTGTATTATCAGGTTTTACACCTACGTTAACCCAATTACTTGAAAGAGAAGGTGGGAAGGTTGATAAAGCGTAAAGAGCGTTATTGTTGTTATCATAAACAAGATCGCCCACTAATGCTTCACCAAAATTTGACCTATCACCTGCGCCAAGGAATTTATTAGCTATATTAATGCCGCCTAGTGTACCGCCATCCCCTACAAAAAATCTTTGTGTATCTGTAGTGAAACCAAGCTCTCCTTCATCAAGTATAACTCTTTTTCTATCTGAGTCAGTACCTCTTCTTACTTTTATCTTTACTATACTAATATCTGCCATGTTATGGTCCTACTACATTTGTTAAAAGCCCATTACTGAAAGTAAATGTGCTGGTATTTAAAACGAAAGTATGTGATAACCCAGTTAAGCTATTAGTTAGAAATCCATTTTTCGCGCTTAATGATCCGTTTACAACAAAATTACCTTGAAATGGGTAAAGTTCAGAGGCAATGGGGTCGGAAGCACTATCAGGTACCCCAGGGGTGCTATTTGTATGGTGATTTGCTCTATGATACTTGTTATGAAATCTTGCGTTCCCGGCCATATATGATATTTATAGAAAAAAATAGGTTTTAAACTAAAAAATTAACTAATAACTTTTGTAGAAGTTAGGGGAGGCCATACGTTTAATTTAGTATCTCTTAAAACACTTAACATATGAGTTTGTAAATCATACATTTTTGATATACTTCTATTAATTACCGAATTACTATACATTTCATTTATACCGACTAAATAATTTAAACTATAATCAAATTTTTCTTTTTGGACCTCATTATCAAGTAAATACAAAGTACCATAAAGAAGTAGATTGCCGCTACCATCATATTTTCCGGCAAATCTTTTTGTTATTCTATCTCTCATAGCTAAAATATTAAGTAAAATTTTGTAATTCGACTTGCTAAAAACCCAGTCTTGAGAATATTCTTCAGGATTTACTCTTATTTCATCAATAGTATACATATCCAAGTCATTATTTGTCAATATAGTTACATAGCTTGATTTTTCTAGAAATGACAAGAACATTCCAGCATTATAGCGTTTACCATACACCACTAAATTATCAATATTGTCTGAATATTTGGTTAAATAACTAAAATTAAATTGTGTAGTTGTAATATTGTTGTCACTTAACAAAAATTTGCCTATATAAGTTTCAGGTTTACTTATAAATTTTTTATAAATGTTTTTATTAGAAATTGTATAGAAGATATTATTATCTACTTCGGAAAAATTAAAATCAATTATTTTTTCGTTAGTAGTAAAAAAAGAAGACATTGAAAAAAAGTTGCTTGTTGAAAGCTCCGGAGTAAACACACCCAATATAGTATTAAACCCCAAATAAAATTTATTATTAACAGGATTTATCTTAAAAGCAGTTATTTCATTTTCTAGAAACAAGTTTTTATTTCTAAATGTTTTTACCCAATTCATATTGCTGTCAAAAACTTTAACACAGTAGTTGCCGCGGTCCATAATATATAAATTATTTTGATATAGATTTAAAAAGCCTGGATTATTAAATTTATCTATGTCTTGATAAGTGCCTGTACCGCCCATACTATCAACATATACAATCTTTCTACCAATAATATTATCTTCTTCAAGCAAATTGTTAATATTATATTGATAGATTGTATCATTACCGGAATCACACACATATAAATACTGTTTAGTTTCATCTATAGCAATAGAATCTATTCTACCAAAAGTAAATGTAGAGTTTTCTGTAACTTTATTAGTTGAAAGAAAGACACCTATAGTATTGTAATTATAATTACTAGTTAACACATAAAGATGAGTATTTGATGCAAAGAAACCTATATTAGCATCGCTATCTACAGGTGATTTTTTTGTAAAATTACCTGAAACAAGTTGGTCAAGCTGTGGTAATCCATAGCTTGATAATGGTTTGCTGCTGTTTGTATTAGTAATATTTGAAGGTATCCAACTAAATGCACCACAAAGAGGGAAAAGACCTGTAGATGAGCCTGAAGCTAATTTTGCATATTGAAAAGGTATATTATTGTCTGATAATTTAGTTAAAGAATACAAATAAATTAAATTAGATTGAAGCTTGCTATAAATTTCATTTATTGTTTCATGATACGAAATTTCATTTATCGGAACCGCTATTTCTTCGTAACTATAGGGTAGCTCAATAGTACCGCCCATAGTTCTATCATAAAAATAGTTATATTGCTTTACAATTTCACTCGCTTGCACGGTTATTACTCCATATTATATTTCTCAACTTTGTATAAGAAGGCATTACCCCGTCTAAAATTTGTTTTATTTGTTTTTCTAAATTTAATTTTAATGTAATATCAGTAATACCTGTATTTTTTATTTCTAAATCAAAAATTCCAGATTTAAAACCGGGTATTTTATTTTTAAATACAAATTCAATTTCATCTAATATATTTCTTCTACCTGATGGTATATCAAATAAAATTGTATAAAAGTCTAAACCTTGTTTTACATGTAGGTTAATTTGTGCTTCATCTAGAGTAGTGTTATAAAAATATATATTTTTTAATTTTGTATTGTTTACAAAGAAAGAATTTTTTTGTTTTAATCGATTTGCTAAAATTCTGTTATTAAATGATGGTGTAGCGCCAGCTAATAATGGTTCTTTTAATAGATTATTAAAAATATAATTGTTTTCAGGAAAAAATGCATTGTTTACCAACTGACCATCAACAAATAATGTCATTGTACCTCTATAAGTATCAACCCTTACCGAAAAATGATGATATCCTACATCTATGCCGGAGGTATGAAAAGGAAGATCAACAACTAAACTATCATTGTAATCATAGACATTTCTAAGCTTTATTTTTGCATTTATATTTTGTGGTTTATATTTCTTTTTTACATAATATCTTGCATAATCACCACCTGAAGTATCTGCAATAGTATTGGCAGAATATGAATTACTTAAGATATTAGTTTTAAGTATATCCCCGTTATAATTAATTTTATCCATTCTTAATTTGTTAAAATCTGACAATGAACTTAATCTTGAATATGTAATTAATTCTTCTTTATATTGGGAGCCTTCAAAATAATTTATTAGATCAATATTAGTGAACGTGCCTGACAGATCAACAGCAAAAGTAGATAACAAAGTTTTGTCTGGTGTTGTTGTAAGTTTTGATAATTTATTACCAGTGTGCAACACCCATAAATAACCATTATTATCAATATTAAAATCTATTAAATTATCAAATTTATATGCAGAATACCTTTCTTTAGAAATAGTATTGTATACAAAAATAAAATCTTTCCAACTTATGTAAATATCATTATCAAGTATTTTAGGTGAATAACCTTGTATGGGATACACCTGGTTATTATATGCAATTATATTAGTAAATCCTGTATTGTCAAAATCAATTACATTTGCAGCGTCATATAAAAATCCGGTATTATCATAACTAGATATTTGACCTGTATTAGTATCCAACATAAAAAAATCATCTGATTCCTGCCCAGTAAGCACGAAGCAAAAATTATCATTAATTGGAAATACAGATCTCACATTACTTATTTGTGGTATTGTTACTTTATCTAACGAAACACCATCCAAATTCACCCTCACTACATCATTATTTTCAAGTATAGGAAAATAATCTTCACATTGATCATATCTTATTAAATTTTTCACTTCACCATACAGGCGTTTAGTATCAACATAAGCTAAATCGGTGTTAAAAATATTTACCGCAGATTGTGATAAAATAGTTATATAAGGTGTAACATAGTTTGTACTAAATACACCAAAACCATCATTTATATAGTTACCAATAATTTGATTTGCGTAGTTTTTTGTCCAATCTTTTGTATATAAGTAAAAATTTAAAGTAAATTTATTAAAATTTTCAGGGCTTGATATTCTTCCGGTTCTTGCATATTCGTTACCATTAAACGAATATTCTAAACTTTCGTTTTCTACAAGACTACCTGATAAACTTTCATAAAATATGTTAGTATAAAGACTCAAATCTTTTTCAAATAATATATTGTTAAAAGTTTTTATTAATTGATTTATTGTTTTCTTACCTAAATGATGATAAGCATACAAAACACCAGGTTCAAATGTAAATCGGCTAGGTATATCAACTACAACTTGTTTTATAAATGGCAATTCATTTTGTGTCCCTTGCAATTCGGAAAAATAATTTACGAGAGGGTTAGGACCCGAGGTAAACGCTGCAACATAAGTGGTTTTTTCTGGAAAATAATATCTATCTATCCATACTGGCCGTATTTTATCATTTGAACCAGCGGAAAGCCATGAACACAAAAAGGTTCCGCTTTGTTCTATTGTTGCATCACCAAATGAAGAGGTATTTTTATAATCTGCTTTCTTTTTAAACAATTTATCTGATCGTAAAGGATGATCCCCTGCAATTGCACCACTTTCAATCAAACCTGTATCGCTTATATTAAGCTTCGCGAAAGGAAACAAATCTTGAGGTGCATGAAAATATGTTAGTTTATCTGGTTCAAACTGACGCTGACTAGTATAAGATTCATAACCTAATAAAATATTTTCATTGCCACCTATTTGATTAGTACCTGTAAATAATTTTTGATATTGCCTTTGTTGTATCTCAGGTTCTTTTACTGAAAATGGGTTGTTTTTTGATTGATAATTTTCAGGTGTATTGGTATTTTTTAAAGTTAAAATATTTACTGGTAATGTTTTACCGGATAGACTATAGTATTCAGCATTAATTAAAAAGTTTGTATCTAGCTTTGCATATGAAGGACAGTATTCATTGTAAGGTAAAGGCCTATCATCAATAGTTAAATTGTTTAGCTTGAGATCTTTAGTATATTGTGCCCAGATACTATTAACTACCGGTTCATTTTGAGGTTCAAATCTGGGCCTACATCTATAAATTTGATCATTTAAAAATCCAAAATCATCTGAAGTTAATGGTAGATATAGAGATATATCTTTAGTTATCTCAAAAGTCTGCAATATATAAGCAACATCATTTATAAGTTTGTATATAACAATAAAATCATTATTTCTATCGTAAAGATAACAAAACGATTGTGTAGAGTTAGGATCAAAAGGATTTTGACCATTATCTAAACAAAAAAATGTATTACCGGTAGCTTGTAGATAATTTATAGTGAGATATCGTGTATAGTTATTATATGAATGTGCAATTCTACAAATTTTATCATCAAGAAATTCTATATCGAAAATATATCTATTATTAATATCTATAAAAATTCCTGATGCTGATACATCTATAGTTGAAATATTTCCTTCAATATCATTTTCAATATTCCAAAAATCTGTTTTAGTTGTCAGCAGTTTATCTGCATCTGATGCAAGCCATGTAGTAAATTTTTCTATTTTAGGATTTTCTAGAGATTTAAACTGTATATTATCTTGTAAGCTGAACCTGTCAGTTAAATAAAAATTACTATATTTGTTAGATGATGCATCACGAGAATCTTTTAAAAAATTATGAAGTAATATATCCAGATTTTGTTCATTTTCAAAATTATCGTTTTTAAGCGATAGAGTACTGTCTAAATCATAGCTTAAACGTATGGAGGGGTATGTTGTTTTATTTAAAGCCTGGATTTCCATTAAGAATATTTATAGAATACCTTAATTTTATGAACTGCTAATTTTAATAAGATTGTTAAGTAAGTACTCTGGGTTAGATGCTTCTAAGACATTTGTAATGGTTTTTTCGGAAAGAGATACATATTTAGAATCTAACATATAAATTTCATCAAAATCAAATATAGAATCTTGTACTATATCAATAGTAAAATACCAGTGATTTGTAGCTAAATTACCATTTAATACTCTTAGATAGGCAGTATATGTTGTTGTAAGTGTAGAATCGCTTGGTTCATATGTATGAGATACATTAACCCACTTCGGATCGCCGAAACCTGCGCCGTTGAGTAGTGAATCTATCTTAAGTTTGGAATAATCGATTAAAATTTCTCTATTATTCGCGTATGTTTTACCGTCTCCAAAATCGTAATTAATTCTTAGTATTGGAAAAAACCTAATATCTAACCCTGTGCCACAAAAAGTAACAGTTGTATAGCCTTTGTACTTGCCAAGATATGCAGAATTGTATGAGTCCTGAAATGAATATCCCCAGGGAAAGAAAAAACCACCGTTTGCAGTCTCTGGCCAAGAAGATGTTGAGAAAAGATTACCGGTTGCTGTCAATGGGTAAGGTATATTGGTACCGGATAAAACATCACTAAACCAATAATGATTTAACATGTTGATTTCGCCGGGATCTTGTACAGATGACAAGTACGCAAGAACTAGATTCACATTTAATATTTAATACTAAACCATTAATACAATATATTAAATTTTATCAAACATAGTGCTTTGATTAAGATGGGGTAGAGGCTCGGAAGGTATATCTACATTTAAAAACTTACAAAATGGATCCCAACCATCAGAAAACTTATATATTAATAAAGGTTTATTATCTGTTTTTGCAAAATTAATAATTTTTTCTTTATGAATGAGTACTTCTTGACAAAAACTTTCTTGGTTTAAATCTGTTTTTTTAAAAACTTCAAGTAAATTAAAATAATCAAAAGTTTGAGCAGGTTTTGATGTATTTTTATTAAACCAGTCTTCTAAAAGTTTAAAATTTCTTGACAGCCCAACCTTTAAGAAAGAATTATATATAGCTAGTGGGTCTTTATCTATATAAATTAAGTTAAAATCAAATCCTTTTATCATCTCTAAAAAAATTAAGGAATAGAAAGGTGTATCTGAATAAAATTCGTATCTCTTGCTTTGAAGATATGCAAACGCGTGCTTGCCACCAACATGCAGTGCATTAAGACCAACAATTTTTGCCATTTTTGTTAAAGACAAGGTACCTGTTCTGGGTAAAGAACATACTATAGTAAGAGGCTTATCTTTTTCTTGGCTCAATTCTCTCTTCTTTCTTTAGATTCGTAATGTGCAAAACGGTAATGATTAATAGGTGACAGCAACAACAATGCCCCTCTCAAATTGCCCGATTTAGACATCTGAAAAAATTGAGACATCCATGTTTGTTCGTATGGGTGCGCCCATTTAGTATCTAAAAACATTTTTTTATTACCAGTTCTTGAAACTATTTGAGGCCAATTACAATAATAAATTTCACCATCAATGTATGCCAACCCATCACATGAATTTATATTGTTAAATTGTGTTTTTGGAGCATTAGGGTCTAAACCTTGTACTGGTAATACTGTTTTTTCTGGAAAAAATTTCTCTCTTACTGTTTGCGGAACATTATACCACGACCACTGGGTCTTATTATCACCAAAAAACTCTGTAAATGAAAATTTAAGAAAATCATACTCTTCTTTGTCCATTATTTTAATAATTTTATAAAACAAATTATCAGTAGTACGCGGAATTCCATTCTTACAAACTCTTTCCGGTCCATTGTAAAGATTCATATCATCTTCAAAAAACATATAGTATTTTCCGTTAGTAGTTTCAAAATGATCGGCAATAAATTGCCGTCCACCGCATATTCCTATATTGTTTTGTTTGATATGTTCAAAATTATACTTTGCACATATACGTTTATAATCATCTGTGGTTGTTAAATTAGTACTATTATCGATTAGTACATTGGTAGTATCTCTGAAAAACCCGGGTTGTATTAAATAGCTTTCAATAAGCTTGGAAAATTGCTCAGGCGAATTAAACCCTATAACATATGAATAAGTCCCAGTGTGATTGCTAAATATTTTTACATCTTTTTTAGTTACATCTAAATTTTTTACATCTTCAAAAAACTTTACTACTAAGCCATTATCTTCAATCATGTGTTTGTGAAACATTTGAGGATATATGTAAGAGAGTATTGTAAAAATACTTTCTTCCGTGCCCATTAACCCTTCATGTAATGAATTTGATAGTAATGCATAATATGCACCGTTAATATCGCTCATATCTTTGGTGCTACCGCCGAAAAAACCTCCTCGACATACATATTCTACATTTTTTGTATGTGCATATTCATTTATTTTCGGTCTGCTAAAGCCATGTATTTCGCCACCACCAGTATATGGAAAGGTTATAAACAAAAACTTATCTGTTATTTCAGGAATTTTTTCTATAACTTTGTCCTTGCTGAAATAACCCGGGTGAACTGTGTTGGTTAAACCACCATCAATCCAATACATGTATTCTGTATTAAAGGGGTTGCGTATTTTTTCATCATGCAGCATAAACATTTTTGACATAACCATAGGGTTATATAACTCCATGGTTGCTTGGGTGCTCTCACGAAGCCAACCAGCTTGATTCAACCAATTTTCGTTTTTTCTTATATTTTGTACTTGATCATAGAATGGAAAGTGTTCTTTAAATGAATCTGTTTCTTTTATTCTTATTACTGTGTTATGTGGTTGACGCAAACTATTGACAAGATCTTTATACTTGTCTTCTATATAAATTACTAAATTATAATCTTTTAGAGATGTAAGCAATTCCGTGAATTTAACAATATAATGTGAAAAAGGTCTTTTGAATCCTTCACCAGCATTATTTCTACCCAGGTCCCATATGCCTGTGACAAGGGTAATATTGTTTTTATTCATTAATATAATTTAATTATTGGAAAAAAAATAGCTACTATACATACTTGCTAAAAATTTTATAAAAAGAATTATTATTTCTTTCTAAAATGGGCATAAAAGGTGCACCGCTGTCTTCATGATACCAACACCCAAAGCTTTCTAATTTCATAGTATCTTGTTCTGTATTAGATATAAATTCAGATAACAACCCCTCTTCAGACACCATTAAATTATTATCAAGATAACCTTCGAGATACTCTGTATATGTTTTATGTAAGTTAGTTATAAAATCTCTAGTACCTCCAAACAGACCACCAACTACATGATACTTTTGAAATCTCTCGGAATTACCATAAAGCAATTTACCGGAAGGAAAATGGTCCACTAAGAAAGGCTTTTCACCTACAACAAAAAAACTATTTTGTTTTTCATCAAAACTTAACATTTTTGTGAACACTTCAGGGTTGAATAAGTTAAATTCATAATAACGAGCTAGTGAATCATACTGCTCACCAACAAATTTTTGTGGAAATAAACCATTATATGATAAACCACAATCAATCCAGAAAATATTTTCATAGTTAGTGGTTTCTTTTATTTGATTAAGCCATGTAACCTTGCTATGCATAATTTCAAAACAACGATCAGGCCATACTTTATTATGACCACCTAATATTTCTTGAAATCTTTTATGATATTTGCATTCTTTTAAATCGTAGGGTACCATGTTAAGATTAGAAAAAAATCTATGTTTAAATTCGCCTTGCAAACCATCTTTACTAGCTTCATCAACATAAACATAGATGTTAGAATTAATTTTGGAAATACTTCTCAAAGAATATACATACTGGTGCTTGCGACTTGCGCGTCCTCCTAGCGAGGTATTGTATAAATTAGTATAACAAGATGTTATAAAGCATGTATTATCTTTTAAGTTGATCATGACTTCTTATATTTACATGTCCATACTACATCATTAAAATTAATCTTATCATAATCAACCAAATTATGCTCTAAACAAGTAGGTTCGATATCTTTTTCAGTTAATTCGCACCAACCCCATACTGTTCTCTTATACTCCTCTGTGAATAACTCTAAACTCCTGCAAAAATCATGTGCCATAATAAAATCCCCTGGCTTAAGAAGTGGTGCTGCCTTCTTAAATTCAAAAAGCTTGTTCCCGCCGTCACATAAAACTAACGTTTTAAGCGGACAAAGAATGTCATCTTTAATTTCTTGATCTATATCTTTCATATACCCGGGAGCACCTTTTTCACCAAATGTATCACGCTCAACAACTTTTACACCTAATTCAGTTAAAACCCCTTTGAGAAAAATTGGCGGTAAATTATACGTTGACATCTTTACAGGGTTACTATGTTCACGTATAAATCTAGTAAGACACCCTGTACCAGTACCAATCTCAACTATATTCTCAAACTTCTCTTCATCCAAAAGTTTTTGAAAATATATATCATATTTTTCATGTTGCTGTAACATTACTTCTTTATATACTGTAAAACCTTTTATGGCATTATCACTCATAATTTTATTTAGCTAACTACATGGTGTCCAATAGTACCAGTTATGGGATCTTGCCAACCTTTACTGATACTATGAGGCCAGACTATCCAGCTTGCTGGCAATTCCTCTGCATTAAACTCTCTCCAGACCTTGCAATAACCATCAGGATCATTTCGCATACGTGCAATTTCGTCTTTATCAGCATCCTTACGAAAAACATCTTTGCCAGCTTTATCCTTAAATGCTACACACCAAAAATCATAATCATCAAGAGGAATCTGACTATACTGTACATCAATGCAATGTTTAAATATTTTTAAGAATGAAGCTTCAAACTCTTTCTCATTTTTAAATGAGTATGGATTTGGTGCGAGATTATTATCTAATGTATATCTTTGGACTGCACGTTTTTTAAAACAAAGGCCTGAATATTTCTCATATTCGCGCAAAGTTCTTTCAGTACCAAAATCATATATACCAAAATCAATATCTTTCTTCTCACCATCCATTTCAAATAACTTGCGATTTCTTAAATGACAAGCATCATTTCTTTTAACCCATTCTTTATCGTCATCCCATTGCTTAGTCCGTCCTTTTCTTGTATATTCATGCCATATTACCACTCGATGTGGGTGAAATAAATCGTAACCCTTGGTAAATGCTCTTACTGCAATACTAATTTCTTCGCCGTGAAAATAATAATTAGGATCATGAGGAACTTCTTTACAAAACTCGCCTAATGTAAAACAAAAATGCGCAGAATAAAATCTAGCAGGTATTGGTTCATTGCGTTCTCTCCAATCATCAATTGTTGCAGGCAAGAAAAATACCGCGCCTTCAGGTATAAATCTATCAAAATTCATTTTCCATGGCTCTTGTACACGTGCTTGAGGATCTTTATCCGGGTCAAAGCTAGGAATATAACCAGTTAGCAAAGGTTTTTTGTGCCCTTTTTTCTGTAACTGTAATATCATATTAACTAATATTTCATCCCAATCTTTAACAAATCTGTGATGGCTATCCAGCTGTAAAGTGTATTTTTCATCTTTATAATATTGTTGTACTAAGTTACGTGCCCAACAAACACCCTTGCTTTTTGTATATGGTACATCAATTATTCTAAATTTACTATCATTAACAAATTCTTCTAAAGATTCTTTTTCATCATGTTGCCAGCAAATACCAAATCTCAATCTATTAGGATATTTTGCATTTGCTAAGCAATCTCGCAAAGTAGGGACAAGTTGTGGGTCTCTATACGCAGCAATTTGAATATAAATTGTATCTTCTGCAGATGATACGGGTATAGCAGTTACATTTTTAATTTGTTTTTTTGTTTTTTTAGATGGTCTTGGCGGCACAATTATATTTTAATAGTATATTTTTAAATTTCAACAAAGAATTATATTACATTTATCCCGCTTGCGCCCTGATAGGGTGAAGTGCCCAAAATTCTAATACCTGCACCGGGTGAGAAAGAATCATAATGAGTTCTTAAATCATCTGTAATAAAACTTGCGGATATAGGTGATACTACAGTATAGCTCGCAAGATTATTTACAAAAATTACTTGGCCAATATTTTGGCCATAAGTTGTAGCGGCAGGGTCAAATATAGGTCCTATATTTTCAAAATCATAATCTGTAGTAGGTGAGAGACGAGCAAAACCTACCAAGTCAGGATTACCATTAATTTTAAAAAAATTACCTGTAGCTACAACATCGTTATTTTCATCTAAATCAATACTTGTAAAATTAAAATTAGATGAAAGATATATACTATTATTAGTTTGAGGATACAATCTTTTCCAAACAGTGCTGTTAATAGTATCAAAATATACAATTTTATCGGGAAATATTCCGCTCGCAATAATTGTATCGCCAGACATAACAGCAGAATACACAAATGCACTTGTACCTGTAATACCTGTACCATATGAACACAGCCCATCTATAGCGGTACCATCAAATCGTGCTATACCTGTAAGTCTATTATTAGCTTGTACACCGCTAAAAGTACCGCAATAAATTAAATTGCCTCTATTATCTTCTACTAAAGATATGCACATTGCATTGGTTATTCGGTTTGTAGAGAGAGCAGGTCTTGTAAAATCCCATCTACCGCCGGGTACATTATAATACAAAATATTACCCGTTAATACAGTACCTGCTGTATACAACACTTTTGAACCTCTACTATCTGTTAAAGTGCCTAAAGAAGTAAGAAAACCCGGGGTATTATTTATAATATTTGCAGAGTCACTAAAAGGAAGCCATTTATTTTGAGCATTATTATAATAGGCTATATTCCTTGCAACATCGCCTGAAAATGAAGGTGCAAAACAACCGGATGTTGCTACCCCTATAGTAATAATATCTTGGGTAAGCTTTACCCAATCGTTAAATCTAATAGTTGTATTAGGTGGTAGTGTTGATGTAAAGGGCCATGTATCTGAAAGAGTGTAAAAGTTTGTTAATGCGACATGAGTAGTAGTAGAAAACCCTGTTATCAGAGTATTAATATTATCAAATTTTCCTGCTGCAACTAAATTTGCACCGCAAAGAGTTAATGCACAAACTTTATCTATAGATCTAAATTCATTTGAATTAAAAACTTGATTTCTTGTACCTATATTTTTAAGAGAGAAAAATCTTTGAAAATTTGAATCAAAATATGCTATGTTTATATATTGAAAAGAAGATATAGGAACGTAAAAGGGATATATATAAGGTTCGTTTGTATAATTAGCTATAAAACTGCCACCAAAATACAAATTAGAACCAGAATATGCAATAGCATAAATTAGCGTGGTATTAGTATCAGCACCGCTTAAAGCAATATCAATATTTGTCCATTGATCTAAGGCAGCGTCATAATTAATAGGGTTGTAGAATGCCATATTTTTTAATATTTATTAATTTATATTTCTTCCTATACCACCAATAATACCGTCTGCAAGCGGTTGACCGTATATCGGTTGAGTTGGTGAAGGTGTAATAGTTGGAGTTGGTGTTGGTTGAACTGTAGATGGAGGTGTTGGTGAAATTTGCGGTGTAGGTTGTGGTGTACTTGTTGGATTTGGTGTATTTGTTGGTGAAGGTGTTACTGTTTGTGATGGTGTATTTGCTGGTGTATCGGTAGGTGTTATTGTTGGTGTTTCGGTAGGTGATATGGTTTGAGTTGGTGTAAAGGATGGTGTCACTGCAGGTGTTGCAGTTTGTGTAGGTGTGCGAGTAGGTGTAGATTGAGGTGTTGATGTCTGTGTTACAGATTTTGTTGGTGTAACCGTTCTTGTAATTGAGCAAGTTGGAGTAAATGTAGGTGTTGGTGTTGTTGTAGGAGTTTTTGTAGGGGTGGGCGAGGCAATTGTACCTGCAACATTAAAATTCTTGATACCAAAGTCGGTATTGTTCAGGGATGAAAAGTTTAATCCTAATTTTAAGCTATCTAAAGCAATACCTGTGCCTAGAGTTGGGCTGTTATAATTTAAAATAGTTACATAATCATTATAATCACCTGGTTTAATTTTTACTTCTATTGTTTTACCTAAATCTGTTAATCTTATCTTTATTCTGTTACCTGAATTTGCAGTAAGCGATGATGCTAGATTATTGGTGAGTAAAATAGGCAAAGAATAGAATGAGCTGCTTAAATTATCAGATTGTATTAAATGTTTATAGCTATTTAAATAGGAATCTTTAATAGAAACAGAATTTGGCACTACAGTTGAAGTTATATTGTTAAGCGTTTGTCCAAATCTACCAGTAAAATCAAATCCCACCCCAAGCAATCCACCAGCCTTGCCAGCATAAACAGACCCTACATTTTTTCGTTCTAAGTTAGGGTACCCCCAACCTGCAGGTTTATTTGGGCCATCTTTCCAATCTACAGCCCATACGGGAAAATCACTATTGCTAGTACTATAATAGTACAACAAACTGTTATTAAGCCAAATTCTCCACCCTGTAGGGTATATACCATAAGTAGTATCGTAAAATCCTATTCTTAGACCCCCATCATTTCTATAAATTGGTCTATCTGTATAATTTGAATAAGCTGAAATATAGATAGGTGTGAATGTATTATTGGCTTCACTTAGTAAGAGATGTGAATTATTAAATATATCACCTGTTAATGGTAGGTACCCTAGCCCCCAACCAGGCGAACCACCGCTTAGAGAAGAATTACCTTCATAAAAAAATAAACAAAATCCTTCGGAGCCTGTTTCATTTAAATTTTTATCTAACAAATTACTATATACATTAGTAACATAATCAAATGAAATGACAATATCACCTTCAGGCGACAATTCATAATTAGGAAAAAAAGTATATGACCGGGTTTCGTTAAAATTCATTTTATGGCAAGGTTAGAGTTGGTGTCGGTGTAACAGTACATGTAATGGTTGGTGTTGGTGATTTTGTTGGGTCAGGTGATGTAGAGGGTGTTGGAGTCGGTTGTGGTAATGGGTAGCTTGATAAGAGAAAACAACTATCACATGAATTTGAGCCAACAATTTCCGCTTTTCTTACATTTATTAACCCACTATTACCAGTAGAAATATAACAATCACCATAATAATTTACAGTGCTTGATAAAGAATCTGCATATATATAAAGTGAATTTGCCATCTAGTTATTTATTGTAGCTGTAAAGATTGAAACTATACAACTCTTTGTACATATGGATATGGCGGGTTACCCTTAATAGTAATATTAGTTCCTACAGGACCACCTGAACTTGAAACTGGAGATTTAGCAGTTATTGTGTTGTAATAACCATATGGAGCGCATGCGAATTCGTTAATTGGTTGTGTTGATGCATATACAAAACCAATATCACTTGTCCAGTTATTTGTACTTGATAATATTAAGCCCTTGACATAAGAAGAATCACTATTAAAGTCAGAAACAAATACTAGAGTAAAGTTTGGATTAGCAGTATTTGCATAAAATACAGTAAATGCAGATGGACTTATAAGTCTAGTATATGCAGCTGTTAATGTATAATTACCATTTGCAGCAGTTAAACCAGCACCACTTACATTTATTACTAATGCATCTGGACATAAATTATTCCATGGTAGCGGGGTTGGTGTTGGCACAGGGTTAGTTACTGTTGGTGTAGGTGTCAATGTAGGTTGCGGTGAAGGTGTGGGGGTTACAACAGGGCTAAATATTAAACCAGCATCACAATTAACGAATTCACCAACTATCAAGCTAGGTGATGCAGATGTACCAAACCATAAAATTGATTCATCTTTGTTTTGATATGATGAGAATTGACCTGTAATAGTATTTCCATAAAAAGCTGTAAGCGGCAAAGTAACCGAAAAATTTAAATCTTTTATAAAAAATTCGGGTTTGTAAGCAATATGTTTTATAAAATCTACATTAGCATTATTAATATAAAATTCATGGTATATATTAACAAATACATTATTACTATTTTTCGCGAAATAGTTGAGAACGAATGTATTCGTGTCTTCGTTATAACTTAAAACAGGCTTGTCAATACGTTCTATGTTTGTATCATCATCTAAATGAACATAAAAACCTGATAAATTTTCGTAACTAACATTAAAAGTAGGATAAATTTTTAAAAATTGAGGATTTGTAATGTTTATTTCATAAATTTCAGGATACAATACTTTTTTATTTGAAGCACTAAGTTCTGGTATAAGAACCATTTTTGCAATATAAGCTATATTTTGTTTTTCGTTAAAAAATAATGTACTAAACTTTTCAAGTTTTTTATTATTGTTATATATTTTAACAAAATTCTTTGAGCTATCGAAGGGTTCAATTATATTCTCTATATAATTATAAGAAAGTTTATCGAAAATAAAATAATCTTTTGTTTCAATAAATAAAACGTTATAAATTAATTCAAAATTAACAACTCCTTGTTTTATATTATCAACAACAAAACTTGGATATTTTTCATAAACGGTTGAAAGAGCAATATCAAGCGTATTTACATTTGTAGTATTTGCATTCTTAACATACAAATTGCCAATTTCTTCATATCTGCTTTCATAAATTGATTTGTTTTTATCAAGATTTGTTGATAAAGCTTGTACTGACGTTTGATATTCTGTAGGTACCGCTAAATTAACAAATTCTGCATTGTCATCTCTATAATTTAATGTACCGGGTCTTACAGTAGTAGCAGAATTAGATATGGCGCAAGGTGTTTCACCAGCTAAATTAAATCTAAACCCTTCTAAATCTACCAATACATTAGCAGATAGAGGGAATGTATACGAAAATGTAGCTCTATCGACGTTATTAGGTCGAGTATAATCGTCGTTTAAGCTTCCTTCTAACAATTCACTGTAGTAAACAGGTACTGAAGAGTTAAAATCTGACCTATCTGAAGAAACATCTAATCGTAAATTACTTAAAGGGTCTACAAAAGTAACACAGTCTAATAAGACGCAATAAGTTACTTTAAAAATATCACAGTATGTGTCGATGCAAGAGCCATCTTGTTGAACCTCGCAAAAATGACCTTTTCCATAAGCTATAACAAGTAATGGTGTTGGTAGTGGTGTAAACCTAACAGGAGCATTGTAGGGGAAATTAATAACATAATTAGCATAAGGGTCTACTCCTGGTAATAATCTATTAATTCCTCTTGCTGATAAACTTGTATAGTAACCGCTGCCTGGGGGTATTTGTGAAACAGTTCTAGATGTTACACCAGATATATCTTTGTCAGGATTGGGTATAGTTAAATCAATATTAAACCCGCTATCAAAATCATAAAATTTATAACCGTCTAACAGTAAACAATTTTTTATTCTTAAATTGGTAAAATTATTTATATTTAAACCTTTTCTTCCTGTGCCATACAAACCACCGCGCCCGCCAGTGAAATTAAAAAAATCTAATTCTTGTTCTGAAATAAATTGTCCTCTATTTTTACCACCACGGCCAATCCCTACAGGATTTATTTCTTTATAAAGACCAAAATTATTTCCGTATATATCATTTTTGTATTTTGTGAGAGTCTTGTTTAAAACTAATAAATTAGATTGTCTTTGTTCTAAAGGATACAAATTATCTTGTACGGGATAAACGTCGGAATTAGCCCATACTGATTTTGATGAACCTTCAAAAAATTCTGTACTGTCTATATCACGTGACATGCCTATAGGTTGATAACCTATAGTTTCACTTCTGCTATGGTAAGCATAAAAGTTTTTATATAATGGATTACTTACTATATTACCAAAAAGATATTGAGCAGTTCTATTAAAATGCATCCATGAAACATCTTCTTCATAAATTAATGGTGATTCAAAATCTGTTTCAGATAAGTTAGTAATATTACCATATTGAGAAGGGTCAGGAAATACGTAAACTTTATTTGTTTTTAATTTATTATTATCTATATCTACTGTATGTTTAAAATTATTAAAATTTAATACGCCTAATTTGTCAGGTAGAAAGAATCCCCCTATTTGTCTTATATTTTTTAAATTACTTTCATTTTCAACTGCAGCTGCAGAAGGAAATCTTTTATTTAAAAAATTTGTAGATTTATCTTCGGCTTCAAAAAGTAACCCCGAAGCTATATCTGAAAGAGTATTTCCTACACTTAAATAATAATAGTCAGTGCCAATAAATTTTTGTATTAAATCTTTTTCTAAATTTAAATTTAAATTATTTTTTTCTAAATTATTTATTTGATTTATAAAATCCCTATCTTTTAAATATTGTAAATCATCAGAATTTACTTGAAAATTAATTGAATAAGAGGTATTTAAATCGTTGAGAAAAAATGTATAAGCAGTTATAGCATCAATTATGATTTTATCAAAATCAGTAAATAATTTTGTATTAAATTCATTAGTATTTGATGTATAAAAATCTGATGAAAATGTTTTGTTGTATGTAGTTGCGGGTAAGTCAGGGTTAAGATCAAAATATTGTGATTCATCGTACAGTTCATTTATTTCTAAACCTATATTATTTTTAACAGAAGAAAGATCGAATAAATTAGTTTGATTGGATACAAGCTCTATAGCTTTTAATGCTTTAAAAATTTCATTTTTTATTAAAGTTTTTACACCAGCTTGCGAACCCTTCAATGAATTTTCATATTTTTTAAACGGTACATTCTGTCTTAATAATGAGTAATAGTTACATATTTCTTTAATTTTTTTAGTGAAAAATGGTATAACAGAATATAAATCTAAATCATTATTAAAATCTGCATTAGTAACGAATCTTCTTTCTTCTAAAGTAGAGAAATTAAGTAAAACTTCTCTTAAAAAACCTACAAATGTAGATCTAACGAAATCAGTGCTTTCGATTTTATCTATTTTTTTATATTTGTACCATTGTAAGAGATAGTATTTGTATTGTGAAACTAAGAACTCGCTATCTGATTCGGATGAATTTGTTTTTATTAAAAAATTTAAAAATGTGAAAGGTTCATTATAATCGCCTGCATTAACTGTTTTGCCGGATATTATAGAATCAGGTACAGATATTAAAATTGTATTTTTTTCTAAAACATCGGACATGTTATTATTTAATTATAGTATACATTCGTTGCACTGGTGAAAAGCTTTAACCCATTAACAAATGTATACGCTATATTTTGATCTAAAATACCATCTTCACTGTAAAAGTCGTTATGAGTGCTAAGATTAAATTTTAAATTGCTATTTTTATTGTTAAAATCTAGTATATTGTTGTATATTTCTTGATCTACTTTCTTTAATCTGTAAAACTCGTAGTAACCCGCTATGTCTATACCCGAGATAGATGAAGGTGCTACAAGGCCCCAACCCCAATCATAATTAAAAGTAATAAATGGTATTATATCGCTAGATAGAGCACCGTTTATAATAGTTGTATTAACGGCTTTATAAGTGTTAGAAAACTTTTCTTTGGCAACAATAGTTTCAGTAGCAGAAAAGGTATCTGTAGTCAAATTAATTATATCACCTAAATTTTCAAGGTTAGAGAAATTGTTATTTGATTGATTCTTATTTCCAAAAAGTAAATTTCTCTTAATGCTGCCTAAATCTAGGATACGTCTGAGAGATGGTGGGTAGGGATACTGGTAGTTTTCAAAGTCAACACCAAACATCTCACACTTTGACAACAATGACTCAATATTACAGCTATTAACATCCGCAATATTTTGATTAAAATTACCTATCTTTTCATAAATCTTTTTAAGCAAAGCTGTATTTACATTAGAATTTTCATCACCAACTATAGTTCCAAGAAAGTCATTAAAAAATACCGGTTTATCTTGTAATGTTTCTGTAAGTGCGTAATTTTTGTACATTTTTTGGCCATCGAAATCTTCTTTATTTTTAAACATTAAATTAAAACCTGATGCAGGTAAAATATTAAATGTTGAGGATGTCCCTGATATTAGTCGTGTATTATCGGTTGTGTAATAATACTTGTTAATCCACCTGTAACCTAAAAAGTCGCCATCTGCTTGATATTTGTCATCATAATAAGCAGATATTGGATATAAATAAAAATTGTTAGGTGCAGAAACAATTTCTATATTTTTTAATGCAGATAAAGAAAAATTTTCGGATGAATTAGCAGGTAAAAAATAAATTTTTCTATCAAAATTATTTATTGTTAATATTTCATTTAAAGAATTACAAGAAATACCTTCTAAACTTTGTATGTAATCGGTAACATTACCATATGCACCATCAATAAAATAGTCATTTCTTTGTAGAGAATCATATTCAATTTTTGTTAATTTAGAAATTCCATGTGATACCCAGCAATGTTGACTCCCATCTACTGTAATATCGGAAGGTAAATAAAAATTATCAAAAGTAGAGAGAATATTAAGCTTGTTATCGAATAAAACAACCAGATCATTTCTATTTTCTATATCTGCAGATGAAGCATCACTATTTAAACTATAAGCTGTAGCCCATATATTATTATTTCTATCAACAATAATTTTTTGAAAATAATAATTACTAAGTTTAGTTGATGAAAGAAAATTTAATTCATTATCATACTTCATAATTTTTGAACACAATGGGTGTGAAAGCACAACAAACACATCATTATTTTTATCTATATCAACAAAAGATGGGAGTATAATATTTTCGCCTGCAAATCCATTATACTGAATATAATTAGCAGAAGTAATAAAGTTATTTGTTCCTAAGCTTTTTATTTTAACAATTTTATCAGTAAAATTGTCTATCTTTATAACTGAACCACTGTCAAATAAAGTTACAAAAACATTATTATTACTGTCTATTGCAATACAAGAAGGTGCTGCGCTTCCTCCTGCGGAGTCTAGCAATGTAGCAGTAGTGCCATCATTTAATGTTACCCCTGATAATGCTATATTTGCAAGTATATTGCCTTTATAATCATATTTTAAAATTTTATCACTATCACTATCGCCTACCCAAAAACAATAATCATCAAGAGTAGAGTTAGAAGAAGGTATTTGTGATATAGTAAATATACTTCTACAATCTAAAGAGTTTAAGAAGTCATAATTAGTAATGGTAAGTTTTGGTGTAAATTTTGGTGAAGTAGAAAAATAAGAAGTTGAAAAATACCTTGCAATATTATTTGAATACGGTTGTGAATAAAAAATAAAAGCTGTATCTTGCTCGAAATTAGGTATATCATCTATGTAAGCTATTGCAGATAATCTTGCAGAAAGAACAGATGTTTCGGTAATAAAATATCCTCTATAAAACCCGCCCGAATTTGAAATATCTTTTTCAAAATTTGTTTTATAGAAAACAGTATTAGGAATTTCTTTATTGCTACCATCTACTAATACTATTTTTAAATTATATGACGTGGTTGGAGAAGTATTGGTAGCTGAAAGATAGGGATAGCTTTTAGTTGTAAAATTGTCTTTATCTTTTAATTTTACAACAAATGGTATTTTAGTTGATGCAAAACTTGTATTGCTCATTTGAAAACCATTAAAAATTTCGGTTCCTTCACCATCTAACCCGTTTGAAGTAATAGTAAGCTTAGCAGCAGGGTTATAGCGTGTTTTAATAATTGGTAGGACGGCAGGTATTGTATTTAAATAGGAAATACTAAGTGGTTTTAAATTTTCATATGAATTTTGATTTATTGACATGAAATCGTAAAATTTAGATGTATCAAGCGATGCAAAAATAAATATAGGGTCATTGTCAGAAACGTTGTTCTTATTACTATCATCAGAATAATAAAAATTAGCGGTACCAGATGTTCCAACTAAAAATGCATTACTATCTTCTTTGTTGCAATAAATAATTTTTTTATTTTCTATTTTTGCATATATTTCATTATTTGTAGAAATTATTTTATCAACAATAACGTCTTGTAATATACCGTTTATTTCTTTCTTTTCAACAAATTTAAAAAATTTCTTAAGGTGTGCCCATTTATCTTTGTAATAATTACTTACATCATAATAATATGTACCGGATCCGCTAGCGTATAAATTGAATGTATAACCGGTTGCAGATAACATATTGTAATTTTGCCAACTGTTCGTTCTTGTAAGTGTTATTTTATCCGACAATCTACCCGCGGGTATATCAATTATAAAATGTTGTTGATCAGTAAATTCATATTTATCAGGTATAAAATTTACAGCTTGTACATTAACAACAAAACTATTTAAATAACTTTCCCCGTCTTGATTTATTAAATATAATTTTACTTCATAGTTTCCCGGAAATTTATACCAGTGTGTTCCGGTAGGAGCAATTTTATAAGTTCCATCGCCAAAATCCCATCTTATTTTTACATTTGAATAATCATTTGTATCTGTAATATACTGTGTGTTAGAATAAGAGGTAAGCGGGGAAATAAATGTATTTGTTGATACAATTCGTACAAGAGTAAAATCAGGTACAAATGTTAACGGTGTTTGCTCTAATGTAAATGTTGATAAAGCAGGTTTTCCAGTATAGTCATATACATTAACGTAAAGATCATTTGTATTGATGAAGGGCATTTTTAGTATTCAATTTTAGTGTTTACAGTAGAAGTTGTAAGTACCTCAATTTTATTAAGAATGTCTAGCGGGTTATTAAGGAAGGGGTATTTAAAATATGGAAATAAATAATTTTGCGATACAATCTGTATATCGTTTTCGGGGTAAACTGGATTCCAAACTAAAAAATTCAATCCCGGTACTTTAAACGTACCCATATCATCAGTTCTCTCAACATAAAAATCTTCTACACCATCAATAGCAAATATTTTTGTAGTAATATCGTTTATATCAAATAATTTACCTAAATTATTACTAGTTGATTCGAAGGCAGTTTTAATAATATTGTATACAGTATTTTTAATAGTTTGGGTGTCTACCTGAGAAAGTACATTTTTTGTAATGATTAGCTTGGATTGTGTCGTAACATTAGGTGATAAGTTTTCCCCCGCTCTCATTATACCGAAGTCAACTGATACATATACAGGGTCAAATATTAAAACCTCAGAAGTAAGAGTTTTAAAATTTTGTAACGTATTTAAAATTAATTCTTTTTGTGCAGTGTTTAGATAATTAGTTCTCTGTGTTAAAGAAGTAATTTTATCTAATCTAGGCACCCCATAGATGTATATGTTGTTAAAATCACAAGTATCAGCAAATTTTGTTTGGTTGAATAAAACTCTAGAATCATTATTTGGTCTTTTTAACCCCAAATCATAGTAATATCTAAAATGACCATTCAAATAATCCCAATTATTAACTGCTTTTGTAGCGCTTATGATATTTGCAAAATTTTTATTAACAAAAGATTCATAATCTTGAGCAGTAACTAATCTAAATTGAGAATTATATATTCTAGGAGCGTTTGTTTTAATTTCTTCAGCAGATTCTTTATCTTGAAACTTGGTTGATGGTTCGTTATTTGAGAATGTAAGGTATCGAGTTTGATCATTATTTAACAAATTTAAATTTGTTGAAACAGTATCTTTTATTATAGTATTATATCTTAAAGAATCATATAAAAATAATTTATTACCATCTAATGTTCCTATATCGACTTCACCCCTATCACCGTCAGTTTGTAAGAAATAAATAGCAACTTCATCGCCCTCTTCTAATTTTTTTCCAGTAATGCCATTACCAAATTTAATTTCGTAGCGCTCATTTTCATTTAATCTTTTTTCAAAAACTCTGCTATTTGAATCATTTAAAAATAATCATGCAGTTTCTGAATACTTAAAATATTTACTTGATGATTTTTCTTTTACATAAACATCAATATTAAAATGATCAATTTTTTGATTTTCTTGATTTGCAATAAATGTTATGGTTAATTGTTCGTATTCTTCACCGCTTGCTGTATAAGTAGGGTATTCAACGTAAGCTCCTTGATATAATAAATTAGTTTGAGAAAATAAACTTAAAATTTCATCTAAATTTGCCTCTTTAATAAAAGTAGCATCATTATTAAAGCTATAAGTAATTCCGTTTAAAGTAAAATAAGAATATCTTTTAATTGTATATGTATCTACTGGTAGACTTTTTGATGCTATTGAATTAAAACTTAATAATGCAGATTGATATCCTATAGGCTTGTAATTTAATTCTTTTACTATTTTGTTTATATTTTCGTACAACGTTGCTTGACTGAATAAAGTTTCTGCTGCTGTTCTATTTAAATAAAACAAAAGAACATGATAAGCATAAGCTATAATATCAATAACAGAAGAAATATTACTACCTTCATAATTTTGATCCGTAAATGTATTATTAGCATTTAATCTATCAATAATAAGTTGCTTGAGTGATAAAGCATCAAAAGCAGCATAGCCGTCTCTATTAATTAAGAAATTTGAATCTTGTTCTACACTCATAATTATTTAAAATTAAACCCATCATTATTTAATATGCCTGTAAGGTTTACTGATTCTAATCCTAGCTGTGGAACCGAGAGAGTTAGATTTATTAAATAGCTATTATCTTCTTCTTTTGCTACAATATTAACCTTAACAATCTTTACTCTTGATTCAAATGTGTTTATATTGTCAACAATAGTATCGCCTATAGTTTTTGCAGTAGATTCTGAAACTTGCTCAAATACAAAATTAGTTAAACCTATACCAAAATATGGATTTAGTAATTTTTCACCTCTATTAGTTAAAAATATGTTTCTTATACTATTTTTAATAGCATTAAGATCATAATCTACTTTTAAATCAATTAGTTCGCTCTTCTTTAAAAATTCTGAATTTTGTGTATATTTGTAATCAAAATCTAGTCTTAAATCAGCATATTTAATATCGTTTTTCTGAACAACGTTGGCGAGACTATCGATTTTTATACTCATATAATATATTTAGTATAAATTAGTATATACAAAATTAATTTTCAAAACATAAATATATATAATGAAAAGAAGATTTAACTCTCTCTATGAGACATACAAGCAAAAATTTACTAGCGGTGGGTTTCTATATGGTTCAACTGTAAAATTAAAAGACACATTCTTTAAATCAGATTTCTATAAAGGTCAAACACAAGAATATCAAGATTTGCTAAAATCTTGGACTCAATCTGATTTGCTACTACGGGTAACTGGTGTAAAGCCTGTGAGACCTACTACACAAGGCGCTGGTAATGCAGAAATAACAGGTAGTGAATTTGATGTAGATATAACACAAGAAATAGCCCCGGGTAGATATGTAGATTATGTAACTGTTCCGGGTGTATATTTACAGCCTTATGGCAATGGCATTAATTTACCTAAAATTCCCGATTCATTAAAGAGAAACGATAAAGTTCAAATTAAACCTGAAGTTGAAAAACCTGAAGATGAACAACAAGTACAACATACAGTAACTTCTGATGATGGTAAAGGTAAGCTTATTAAGGGTGATAGAAAATTGGTTAACAAAAACATCAAGATACCTGCTTCGCCAGATGTTAGTGCAAAATCACCATCAGTTGCAAGCTATACGCACAAGTATTTACCTAAGCGCTAAGTAGTTCTTCTAATCCTATACAGCAGCTATAAAAATTTATTTCCTGATCTACTACGAAACTGCTTCTATATAAATGCTCTGAAACAACGAGTAGCGCTTTTTTGCTTTTTTCAAAGTTATAATTTAAATTATCATTTATATAATTAAAAAGATCTCTCAACAAGCTAACATAATCACCTTGAAACTTATCTTCATTTTCAATCCAATATTTTCTACCTATATTAGATCTTTTAGTTTTTATAAATTCAATAATTTTTAATACCAATTCATTATTAATAGCAATATTAGGTATTTTTAACTCGCCGCCCAAACAGTGTTTTTGTATCTCATTAATAATTTTTCTAAAATCAGGGTACAATTTTTTAATTAATAAGACTACATCTCTCTTTTGCTCATCATTTAGTTTAATGTTTTCATTCTTTAGTATATAAAGAATTCTTTTAGCCATACCTTCAAGAGGTGGGGTTATATTAAAATCTTGACAACGACTTATTAGCGCGTTTATAATCTTATGCTTATAGTTACAAGTCAAGACAAACCGAGTATTAAAAGAATATTCTTCCATGGTATTCCGAAGCGCTTTTTGCGCCTCTAGGCTAATACCATCTACTTCATCGAGTATGATTACTTTTAATTTACCATCTAAACTCTTAGTTTTAGAAAAACCTACTACTTTATTCCTTATTGTATCTATGCCATTTTCATCACTTGCATTAATATACAAATATTGACAACATAAAATATCGTTTACTATAATTTTAGCTAAAGAAGTTTTACCTATACCTTGAATACCTGCTAATAATATATTTGGAATCTCAAGTTTATCTTTAAAAGACGAAGCAAGCTTTCTAGCTTCATCAGTTAAAACAATATCATCAAGTGTTTTAGGTCTGTATTTTTCTATCCAAAGATTATTAAAGTTCATTTACCAGATGATCCAAAGCCTTTTTCACCTCTATTAGATTCAACAATTTGTTCTGTAAATGTTGGTGTATAATTTGGTGCTAACTTATATAAAACAAACTGAGCAATTCTATCTCCCTTTGTTACCTTATAATCTATACCAGTGAAATTGTATAGCTTAATACCTGCATCTCCTCTATAACCGTTATCTATAATACCTGGGTGCGCAAATATACCAAATTTAAATCCTAATCCACTTCTTGATTCAACCTTTATCCAATAGCTTGTTGGTATAGATGCAAATTTTAAGCCAACATCAACTACAGCTGATTGCAGAGCTGGGATTATCTTATCTTCAACACAATATACATCGTAACCGGAATCATCAGCATTGTTTTTAGAGGGTAACTTTGCGTCCGGGTGAGTTTTTATAAAAGATAATAGATCGGTCATACTAATATTGTAACTTTTACTTTTAATAATTCAACATAAATATATTATATGTCAGAAGATAACGGAGATATTGACGATATTATAGATGCTTTGAAAGAGAAAAATAGCGAGATAAAGAAAGAGGTGAGAAAATCAGCTAATAAAGATAATTTAGAAGAATATGTTATTGAGAGTGCTAGTACTGTAATCAATGAAGGTCTAGATTTAATTAAAAACTTGGGTGTGTTTTTAAATGCGGCACCTGATGCAAAAGATCTGTCTGCATATTCAGAGCTATTGCAAGCTACGTCAACAGCAATAGAATCGTTAAATAAAATTATAATTCAAAACAAGAAAGGCGAAACATTAAAAGAGCTCAAAAAGATGGATTATGAACAAAGAAGAGATCTATTGGGTGATGCAAAGGAAGCATTAATTAGCACGCGAGAAGAAATTTTTAAAAAAATGATTAAAAATGTTGAGATTATTGATATATCAGCCCAGACCACCGACAATATTTTGAGTGGTTCCGCAGACAACAGTGTTAAGTAAATCTTTAGTAGTATTTTCTAAAGTTGCAAGAAGAGTATCTTGAAGCTGATTTAACGCGTCAGTTCTTGAATCTGCTGCTGCACCGGGGTTATCAAATAATGAACCCAAGGAGAACGGTGGTAATGGTAAATTCATACCAAATATACTGCTTACAGAAGAAAGATCAATGCCGTTTATTGCATTTAATAATCCCTGTATAGCATCTCCGTCGGTCTCTTCAAAAGTTATATTAAAAGGATTTATTTTTTTCAATTCTTCAAATAAATCAAAATCAGAAGATGAAGCGGAAGAAAAGTTTGTTAGTGGATCTTCATTACCATTAAAGGCAGCTAAAGCACCGCCCATGCCAATACAATCAGTAATGCTTGAAGACCATGATGGAGCTTGATATGCGGGATATGCTATCGTACCATCGTAATGACTGAAACTCTTGGGTAGATTTGTATCTGATTTTTCAGCGTTTTCAGAAGCCTGCTCGTTGGATGTTGTTTTGGGTTCTTCTTGTATCCCCGCATAATTGGTAACGTTTTTATCTGTATTATTCTCAGACAATTCGGCCTTACTAATACTCGAGAATAATTCTCTTGGATTTAATTCTTCTAATCTGCTAAATAAATTGTTTTTATATAATTTATCTAGTTCCTCAGTTGTTTTTTGTTTTAAATTTATTGTTTCGACAGCTTGTGTAGAAAGAACACTATCGTTAAAATATCGACTTTTTAAATATTTTATTTTATTGCTAAGCAAATCTACTTCTTTATCTACTTTTTCAACTTGCAATCTGAATGAATATTGCGTTACATAACTTAAATTTTGTGAATAATCTCTGTAATTTAAAGCTTCATTATCATTTATATTACAATATCTTAACAAAACTTTTATTTCATTCTTAAATAAATCTAAAAGTTTATCTACTGTTTTCTTTTTAATTTCAGAAACAGTTCTTGTGTAGTAACCCTCGTCAGTAACTAAATTAGTTCCGTGAGCAGTTTTAGATAAAGAAGAAGAATCAATGGGCTGTACTAACATTATATTGCTCCTATACATATTGTTTGTTCTAAAGCTAAAGCGTTGAAGAATTTGCTTTGTCCAGGGTGAAATTTTATTAATAGAATTATAGGAAAGGTAAAGTGGTGGCGGGGTTCTATTCATAGACCAGTCTGATATTGGGCTAATACTATCATCAATAAGATAAGAAGCGTTAGTAAATTTACCAATACTATCGCTTTCTAATAATAAAGAAGATAGTTTAATTTCAGATTTTATATAATCTGGACTTGATTTAAATATTTCGTACCAATAAGACACGAAATCACTATCAAATTTGTCAAAATAATTTTGTAATTTATTAAAAAATTCTATTCTAGCTTCTACACTATCATTTTTAAAAAATGTAGATCTATAATTAAGAGATGTTTCTATTTGTTCAATAAATTTAGATAAAATAGTTAAATAGTTCGAATATTTTTCAAGTATGTATTTAGATGACGCTAAATTTATATCACAAATTTGTGGTATAATAGTTTTAATCATAAAACAACCTCATTATTATTAGGATTTGAAAATGAATATGTTTTGATAGCTGTAATTTCATTTTCATATGAACCGCTTCTAAATATATGGTTTATTTCAACTAAAAAGTATGTTCCTAGAAATTTATCATCAAATTTATTACTAGGTTGAGATGAATCCCTATCAATAGATACAAATCTACCTGCTTGTCTCACCGTAAGACCGGGCGCAATAAAATTAATAGTATTATTTAAAAATAGTGCTTTTTTCATTACTTCATTTCTTCCTGAAGATAACCTTTGATCTCTATCGTTAGAAACACTAAATGTACAATCATAATTTCTATTATTAATTCTATATTCATTCTTTGTCAATGTAGAAAACCCCGCATTACTGCTACCTTTAAAATTTTTAACATAATTTTGATAAAAAACATCAAGAATTCTTTCAAATTGATTTTCTTGAACATCAATATTAAAAGTTTTGTTGTAAAAGTCATAGCTAAAAACTTGTTTTGTCGTTATGTAATGCTGTACATCAAATCCTGCAGAAGGAAAAAATTTATATTTTTGTATTTGTGAATAATCTGGTAAAAATGCGCTGTTTTTAGTGCTAATAGGTGTACGCGTAATATTATTAAAATTACTTACATTTGAATCACTATAACTGCCTACTAAAAATTTTTCAATATGTAATGGCCCTCCTTCATCTGCTCTTAAATTTCCTTGCCGAGTATAAGCGTTTTCAAAATAAGATTTTAGTGATTTGTACGAAAACTCATTTGTATATCTCTCTTTTCTTAAAATACAAAAATCATAATTATTAGATGGGCTACTTACATGAACTGAATCTATGTATTTATAATCATCATATGCGCATGAATTTACTGGAGACGAATAAAAAATATTTGTTGATCCTTCATCAAATTCAGCAAATTTTAATTTAAACCCTTCATTACTTGGAAATGTTTCTAATAAAATATTTTTTATAGCTGTGCCAGTTTTTATAGATCTTTCGGAATTGTCTAAATTTATAACATCAGGTTTAGTTATATAATTAGAAGTAGTAAAATCTATGTTTTTTTCTAACATTATTTGATATGAATAATCCCAAAAATGTAATTTTTTAAATTTTTCATCGTTTGTATTGCCTGTAATATCTTCTATATCATATATAGCAAAAACATATTTTAATCTCCAAATTTTGTTTATTTTTTCACCATAATTATAATTTAATTCATTGTCTATTTTTGGGCATATATCTACTATTAAATAATCTCTCGCATCTCCTCTAAAAGAAAATGGTAAAATATTTTTAGAAGAATTTTGATTAAATTCTTTTTTAGGCAAATAATAATCTTGAGAAGCATCCGATGTTTCTGTAGTTATTTTTTCAATTGCGTCCAAGTCGTTTTTAAATATTAATGTTCCTTTATGAAAAGCGTTTAATAAATTATCATTTATAATAAGCTCAACAACAGATTGTGTTTTTAATCTTACAAACTCTTCATTTGCATTGTATAGTATTAAATCATAATAATATTCAGTATTATCTGCAAATCTATATATATTATCAGTATCAGGTGAGGGCAGTGTAGTATTAAATGTACTCATATTAAAATTAAAGTTTTAATTTTATTTCATCAAGTATAAATTTTATAAATTCAGTACGAATTATTTTAAGGTTTGTACCTATTTCAGCTAAGCTGATAGGATCATTAATCTTATTAACAAGGCATATTAGCCACCATAAATCCATTGTTTGATATTCATTAAAACTTATCATAGACCAGGGCATTTTTTGTGAAACTAGTATATTATAATAAATTGATGGGTTTATATCGTCAGGAAGTTGAATAGTGTTTAAAATATTATAATAAAATTGTTTATTATTAGTAGTATAAATTTTGAATATATTCTCATATCTAGTAGGGCTAATTTTTGGTAGCTCCTCTATATTATTCTGATACTCGCCTTTTTGATTGGTATCCATTTTATGTATTTATTCTGTTAGAATAATTGGGTAGCGATGCAGGCAACCCATTAATATTGTTTTCTAATGATAAATTAGTACCGCCTGATGCTAAAATAGAATTTCTTTGAATATCTGTAATATTGCCAAGATTTGCAAATCCACCATTTGTAGTACTTGTTGAGACAAGTGATCTCTTTTCATAAAGCATTGAATATAAGAAATTTCTAGTTTCAGCAACTAAGCTTGACATAGTAATAGAAATTTTGTACGCATCTGGAACTATAGTTTCGAAACTTTCTAAATTAGATAAGGTCTGCCCATTCTCTCCTAATTGTGGTATTGGTAGTTTCATAGTTCTTCTTGCTCCTAAAAATTCTACAGATAATTTTTTAATGTATGCGTAAGGTGTATATTTAACCCCAGGTATCATTACTTCATAAATAACACAAGGCTCGATAATATCTCTTGAGATTCTTGTTGGTCTATTTTGATATATAAGTAAAAATACTAATTGCCAATTTCTTACTACATCTATAAAAGTAGCGTTAGCAGTATTAAGCAGTGGGAACTCAAAACTAAAATCATCACCACCATCGGCAAATTGAAACATTTTTGTTCTTTCAATGTAAGTACCGGGTTCTTTGATATTAATTAAATCAATACCTGCTTTAATAAAAGCTCCTAAACCTGATGCTAATTCAGCAAATGCACTATTATCTAAATCACCAAATGTATTTGTTAAATCATTATTTAAATTTTCAAAATAAGGTATATTATATTTCCAACCGGTATTTTCCGTTAAATAGAGACCATCATAAGGTGATAAAACTCCATTATACTGTCCTCCAAGCCCCACTTTGTTTACAATTTTTGAAACGCCTTCTTTTAAATAATTAACTGAATTTGTAATATTAGAACCTAGACCACCTAGTACACTTGCTCCTGTACCAGTAAGTCTTGAGCTTTGCTCAGAAAAAAACTTACCCACTTCTGAAGACACATCACCAACTTTACTTACGCCAGTAGCAACACTATAAAATGCCTGGTTTACTATAGCATTTACATTAATTTTTTTTTCTATTAATTCAATTCTAGGAACCTCTGCTCTATATAACTGATTTGTTTGGCTTTTATAATTTTGTATAGTCCAATAAAAAGAATTTACTACATCAACATTATATGGAGAGCGAAATGAATTTCTTAAAAAATTAGGGCTTAATGAATTTGTTGTTTTGTTATTGGCTGGTATTAATAAAGGTGGGGCGCTTTTGTAGACTTTAGTTCTATTAAGGTCTTGTGAAAAAGTCCATAAATATGATGCGGCCATATACAATATTTATAACAAAGTTAATTTGCTAGTACGCTTTGACGCCAAGATGTTACGCCACCAGGGGAAGTCATGTTTACTACGCTTTGATTGTTAACATTTGTTGCAACGTTGTTATTTGGTTGAATTTTTTCGAGATAATTCTTAGTTTCAGTCATAATCTCTAACTGCTTTTGTAATATTTCTATCATCCTATCATTACTATCAGAAATAGAAGAAAGATGATCAGTACTTTCTGATTCCTGGTCATCTCCAACAGTTTCAGCATATTGCTCTTCATTAGTTTCAAAATCAGGCTCTTTTTCAACAATATATTCAGGTGTTTCTTCTTCTTTCTCTACATTTACTTCTTCAGGCTTATTTTCTTCACCGCCAAATAAACCTGAGAAAATTCCTTTCTTATTTTCTGCTGACTCTTCTTGTTTTTTCTCCGGAACGGGTTTATCTTCTCTTTCCTTCATATCACCTGAAACCCAACCAACTATTTTCTTAACCCAATCAGGTGCTTTATCAAGCATTTCTTTAGCCCACCCTATAATATCTACATTAAAATGATCTTTAATAAATTTAAGCATAGTTCTCAAAGGCCACATAACGATATCTTGCGCTTTCTTTATAATTCCAAATAATTTGCCAGTAAAATCACCTTTAAAGAAATTTTCTACTTTCTTTTTAATATCTTCACCAAAAATTTTACCCGCTATCCATGTAGCTATTTTTCCAATACCTTGAAATATTAAATCGGGTACAGCAAGCAATATTCTCATAACACCTTCAACAATATTACCTTCAGAAAATGCATCGGTGATTTTATCAGTTAATTTCTTTATATTTTCAAAATTTAATATTCCTAAAGTAAAGAAACTTACTATACCACCAAGTAACCCATCTAATACAGACTTAAATGATAGTCCTTGTTGCTTAACACTGCCAATAGTATTTGTAATAATATCGATAATTGCAATAACGGGGCCTAAAGCTCTGCCTATAATTTTACCAATTTTAAAAAGTGGCGTTTTTTTGAGCGCATTAAAAATTGTTTTTCCTAATCCGCCTACCATTTTTGCTATACGCATAAAAAAGCTAGCACCTTTTTGAACACTTGAGCCAATTCCGCTTAATGCCTTGCTTATTAATTTGATTGCGCTGCCTGCTTTACCTTCTCCTCTAAAGAAAGCGCCTATTTTTTTGAATAATTTACCTAGAAAGGATTCTTCACTAAAAAATGTTCTAATTTTTTTAAAGAGAGATGATTCTTTGATAGAAGCTATTAAACCTCTCCATATACCTTCTAATTTTTTAAATAGCTTAGAATCTCTAAACATCTTAGCAATCCTGCTAGCTGCACTAACTATTTTACTTCTTAAAACCATAAACGCATCTCTTAACCATTTAAAAACGTTAAGGCTACTAATTAATCTTCTTATTCTGTTAAACCAACTGCCAATAAATTCTATCAAACCAACTACAATACCTGTTAATAGTGCAAGTAGTCCCCATAAAAAGTTTGTTTTCTTTTTCTCTTTCACTTCTTCTTCTTTTTTAGGTATTAAACCTGCAATTACATCTCTCAACATTTTAAATACTGCAGGGTTTACTTCTTCAATGCGCACTTTACTAACTGGTCCACCTATTTTCTTTGCGCCTGACTCAATGAGCTCAGCTGATTCTTCTTTTGAAACTTTGCTCTCGTTCGTACCACCCGCTAGTTTAGTTAAATAATCTTTAAATTCTTTTTTGATTAAATCTGCAAATGTTTTGAACTTTGCATTTTTTGTTCTTCTAAATTCATCAACATAAAACGAATCATCTTGCATTTTAGCAATTTTTTCATTCATTTTTTCCAAAGCCATAGTTAAATTAGCTATAGCTTCAGCTACGTCAATATTATCCGCCATAAGTATACAAATACTTATTCGTTACTAAAGAATGCGGCGTCTAAATTTATAATATATTCTTTGTTATTTTGATTAAATGATAGATATTTCTTTTCGAATGATCTGATCTCTTCAATGTAGTCTAAAATTTGCTTATTAACATCAGCCGTAACATTTTCTAATAATTTAACTTGCTGAGATACACTTAAATCGTTGAACTCAACCTTACTAACATCAGAAATTTCAATAAAATCTATAAATTTAGCTATTTCATAAACAAATAATTCACCAATAATATCTTTTAATGCATTGTCTTTTTCAATTAGGTGTGAAAGGTTTTTAGTAATTTCTTTATTAACTTTATTATCTACTGGTAGAGTAGGTATTTTTAAGCCAACTTTAAGAGTTTCGACGGTTATAATTTTTTCACTAACAACATCAAGAGGCAAAGCCGTGTTAACTACGGTATCTATATCAAACACACCGGCCTCGTCATTTAAATCTTCGGTTCTAATTGCATTTGATATCTTTGTACCAAAAATATCTTTTCTCAAAGCAATAGCAATTGACGGGCGATCAGATACTAATAATTTTTGTGTTTGGTCTTCCCTGTTTTCAAGAATAATAGTATTTAAAACTGTATTAAACGAAACACCCGGTATTGCCTTATCAAGAGATGCTTTAATAATTTCTTTTTGCTGCTTGATATTGAGTGGCTTAAATTTAGCAATTGAATTTATAGAAGGTACAAAAATGTCAAGTGTTTTCTTGTTAAGTTCTTGTAATTTTTGCAGTAGAAGTTCTGAACTCATTTATTATATTTAACTCAAACTCTCGGTTTTCAATGGCATGCCAGCTGGTTTAGTAGATTTTTCTAATTCATCATTTTGCTGCTGTATTTCTTTAGAATAAAGTGAATACAGCATAAGAGATTCGGAAGGAATAAGACTCAAAAATTCAGGAATAGAAATCTTTACCTTACTTGTCAATACATACATTAGTTCAAATATATTCTTTAAATCTTCAGAATAAACTAAATCCAGAAAATATAAAATTGAATTGTTAAAAGGGTTTAATTCTAATGAGTTGAGCTCTTTTACATGGGTATTTTGTGAAAGCAATGTAATTTCCTTGCAGCTAGCTTTAACTTCTTCAAAAAAATTAAGAAATTTTTGAGTATTAGTGCCTGAAATGTTTTCAAACAATTTTTCTTTAAGATTATTATCTAAATTTTCGAAATCATATTCATTATCTTGTAAATAAATTGTTTTGATACAATGATTAAAAATGTCATCTAAATTTTTTATATACAGAACTGTGGGTATGCAGAGTTTTAAAGAAAAATTTTTCTCTATTTCAACTATTTTATGTGTTAAGAACTTTTTTTCTGTTAAAAGCTTTATTTCATTAAACAGATTAAAAGCTATTAATCTGTTTTCATTATCAGATTTAATTTTAAACTTTATTTCAGAGTTTATATTGATAGCTTTAAATTGTAAAAGTATAATTAATTTGTCAAATATATCTAATTTGTAAAATATTTCTTTTTTGTACAAAGTCTCACGTATTACAAAATCAAAATATTCTGATAAACCACTATAGTCTTTGTTAGTAGAATATTTTAGTATGTTAATAAGATATGAATTTTTAAATTCACTAAAATATTCTTTACTGTCTAAACTAGGTATGTATATTTTAAGTTTAAATTCATTAATCATATTAATCCAAATGGATTAATTGTACCAAACCCGCCTTCAAAACCGCTTTGTAAAGGCGAAATAATAGGTAATTGTCCATTCTCTATACGATTAATTATGTTAACCAACGGAAAATACAAATTAGCATTAACTGTATAGTGAGAAAATACCCAACTAGTTTGAAAAACATCTAAAGCCTCACCGCTAGGATCATAAACCATTTCTTCAGAATCAAGAGTTACTGGGACACAGTTATAAAACTGCCACACTTTTCTAGGAACCATAGATATGTTTTGATAAGTTTGCGCATATTGCATTATAGTAATATCAGTTTTAACATTATAATAATCTCTTTTACCTCCAATGTCGCCGGGTCTAGCGGTAAATCCCATATGAGAAGCTAGTATAATCCAAGGCCTGATTACAACATCTAAAAACGACGTATTTGTTTCTCTAAAACCTATTCTTAAAAATGAACCGTACGGTTGTCTATCAGTAGAAGCAGGTGCGCCTAGAAAGCCTCTATTATTTTTTATACGAACAAATTCAGTATCTAAAGTTTCAGGTGGTATTGTAACAGATGAAGCAAACAAGCAACCAATAATTCTTTGTAGAGGGTAACTTTTTAAAATGGATAGTGGAGTACCTAAATCATAGCCTCTCTTATCACCTCCTATAAGTTCTAATCCTTGCATAATTCTTGTGTTTAATGCTGCTGGATACCTATCTATTAAAACGACCCATTGCGTTCTTAATGGAATTGATGTTGACCATGATTCCATTTGCGCAAGAAAATAATCACGAACACTTACTAATGGAACAGCGGGTAAATTAAATCCAAATAGATTTGTAATCTGAGGTGCGAATAACGGGTTTTTACCTGAAACTAGACTTGCTGCGTTCTGAACAATACCAGCTGCAGCGTCAACAAAAGGATTATTCACTAAAATATTTAGTGAAAAATATTAGTTATTATGGTAATCTCTTCCAGTAATGGTAAGCAAGAGTGGCGGTAAATTTAAGTGTCTCACCTGTGCCATCAGCAATATTATATGATAATGGACCAACGTTACGTACTGATACGCCAACTAATTGATATTGAGCTACTTTGGCTAGCTTTGCATCAAGCTGAACTAGATCAATTGTTGAGCTTTGTTTTGGTGTAAAATAATTGCCAGTGCTATTTGCGTCATCAAATGTACTGCGTGACCAATCCTCAAATTTTTGGCGTAGCTTAGACTGAGCATCAGCATAAAATTCAACTGCATAAGCTTCACTATTAGGATAAAGAACACTACCCGGGACGTTGAAATTTAATCCCATGTATGGTACAACTTTATTTTGTATTGCTCTTTCAGGTAATGTGGCAGTACGAATATAAACTAAATCATCATTATCAAATGTTACACCCGAGTCAGCTGCGTTAATAGATAAAACTCTAAATTGAAAATCGCGCGCGAAATCTCTTTGTTGCGCTACTCTGTAGAAGTCTGATATTAATTGATTTACGTCTGCCATAAAATTATTTATTCGTTATGCTATAATTTCGTTAAAATCTTGGCTAGTTTTTGTAGCATAGAAGTTAACCAAGATGTATTCAGCTGTTCTTGTTGGCTTGATATATATATCAACAACAAGTTGATTGTCATCGATTATAGCTGGTGTATTATTTTTTTCATCGCAGATGATCAAATAATCATATACCCCTTGTGTATTTTTAGCATTTTCGAAAAATGGTGATATTGTATTAATAACCTGTGTGCGTGTAAACAGTGTGTTGGGCTCAAATATAAAGCTCTTTACAGTGTTGCGTACGAGTGTTTCAAGATTAATGAACAATCTGCGTACATTGATACGATCAAACGCGCTTGGTTGCTTTTGTAATGTTTTTTGTCCATATACAACAAACCCTTCGGCGGGAAAGAATGCAACAGGGTTTGCGCCAATCTTATATAATTGATCGCGTTGTTTCTGTTTTGGGTATACTGCAAGATCAATAGCACCAGCAACAGTGCCGCGTGTAAAGCCTGCCGGTGCAAACCATGGTTGATAATTTGTATCTGTACGTGCCATTAAAGCTGCAGCAAATCCTGAAAATGGTGCCCAAACGGGTACGCTTAATACAGGGTCAGATACAAGAACACAATTTGCATACGTGCATGCATAGCTTGTATTAATTGGATCAAAGCAATTACGCAATGGCCAGTAAATATTAGATGTAAAGTTTGTATCAGATCTTTCTATTGTTTTAATATTTGCACCCTGGACAAAAATAGGTAGTAGAGGATCTGAAATAAACAAATGGTCTTTACGTTGTTCAGCCGCAAATACTCTGAATTCTTCAAATACTGATGCCCATGCATCTCTTAAATTCTTTGTTTCACCTGTAATACCTGTTGAAGATGATAAACCGTTATATGCAGAGATATATTTGGTGTCGTCGAATATGCCATTATTTGCAGATGACGAAGCATATATTGTTCCTAAACCGCCTTCTACTGTTAATGTTAAAGGATATACATCATAATTTTCTACTTTTTGTAGAAGTTTGTTAACCTTGCCGGGTACATTACCAATAACCTTAGAGTAAGGATTGTCTAAGGTATACGATCCGAGAGGATATAATGCACCACCAACACCGATTTCTGATGTAAAATAATTAACCCCAGCAACGTTAATACCGGTGAAATTAGAATCGAGTTGTGCAGCATATTTTAATCCTTCACCGAGAACTCGAACTTGAACCTTAGGATTACCAGCTTCAGTTGCGTTGTTTGTGCTTGTATCTCTCTTTGAAACAGCGGGATTAACTAGTATATTAATTGTTGGTGAATTATCTTCTACTGCGCCAAGGAAGAAACTTTGTGCACCACCACCACTTTCAGGTAAGTTTTGGCGATAGTAATTGATTGAACCTGTATATTTTTCAACAAGTGATTTTGTCAATTGTAATACTGTTGGTGAAAATACCGATTGATACAATTTAAATACACCTACATTTAAACAATCTCTGTAAGCTGTTGTGCCAATATTATATGTTGTAAATTCCATGTCTTGCGACAATGAATTATCTGCACCATCGAATGCAGCGCTTAGAGGAAAATCTAATCTTGTTTCAAGCAATTCTGTGTAAGTATTAGTCGCTGCAGTGCCACCGGTCCTGGTACCTTCTACACTAACTGTAAAAGCTTTTGGAAGACCACGGTAATCAACTTGTGGGTTAACTGTAGTGTTGTCAATCAAACCTACATAATAACCTTCAAAGGTAGAATTTATATTATACTTCTGTTTATTTAAAACAATAATACCGGCATTACCAAATGCTGAAAGAGAAGTAATTTGACCATTACTATCCGTTACATTTGACTTCCATGTAAACCCGCTGCCGTTTAGAATATCTTGATATTGTGTGTCGGTTAATTCAACTAAATTAGGTTTACCTAGAAGGAACATATCACCATCACCGCTAATAATATCTAGATTTGTTTGAATATCATTGTTTGATGCTTTCTTGCCACGTACTGGATATACAAGAGCGGTATATTTTGAACCGAAACCTTCACCTAAACCGGAACCATAGCCAAGACGAGCTGCATACATTGTTGCAGGGCTTTGAAATACTGCTTTAGCGGTATGATAAAAATATCTCTCCGCTGCATTTGTAGGTGTTCCGAATATTTGAGTAAATTCAGATAATGTCGAAACAACGATTGGTTCATATGTCGGACCTTGTGCTGCAAAACCAGCAACTAATACGTTTGTTACATCGTTTGTTGCTGCTCTTAGAGAAAGATCTACTTCACTTATTTGTACACCGGGGCTTTGGATTGTTCTTGCCATACTAAAAATATTTATATTTTTTCGTCACTAATTTCTTTGCTTTTTACAAATTAGTTGTAGTAATTGGCTGAGTAGCATCAGGAGATAGAATCTTTACTAATAACTGATCAAAAGAAAATTCAAATGTTGTATCTATTTGAGATGCGTCCCTATAACTATAGTTAATCTCTCCTAATAAAGTAGGAAATGCACGGGTAAAGTCAAATTGTATAACTTTATTGTCATATTCATCTAAACCATACAATGTAAAGTTTGCTTTATAAACATTAGAAGTTGTACTGTTTATTAAATCTCTATGATCTAATTGATTATATTTTTGATTATTAATTAAATCTAACCAACTATATATAACCCAATAATTGTTAAAATAATTATCTATTGTAAAACTAACGGTAACGTTTGGATAAGGTGGTCTGCTTTCAGATGAAACATGCAAGGTTTGCCCGGCATATCTTGAAACTACTTCATTTATTGAAACGCTCGGTATATTAATACCGAAGACGCTAAATGAAATTGAATCAAATAAAATATTACCGGGTTGTCTTGTTATTTTTTTGTTTATACTTTTTAAAGCTTCCGGTAGCGTCATGACAAATAAAAATTTGTCTTTACGTTGTTTATTAAAAGGTGACTGCGCGTATTCTGTGCTCATTTATAGTAATCCGTTAAAAATTTCCACCCTTGCCCTTTTAAATCATCAACATCTGCATTTTCGCTAGATTGACTACTAATAATTGCTGGCAGTATATTTTCACCAAATCCTCCTCTTTCATTATTTAAATAAGAAGATGGTTTTATAAAACTTCTTAATCCCCAATCTAGAACTTTTATTAGCAATGGTTTTCTATTTGTATCATATTCGATAATATCAAAAAATTTCTCACAAACATCATTTTCGAGCCCCATTAAAGCCCATACAAGTGACATTACTCTATCATCATAAAAATTGCCCTCTCTTGCAGCCCAGGTACCATTTGGGTATCTAACAAAGTTTTTTAATTCCATAACAGTATCTTTATCATACAGTTTAACTGCATTTAATTCATTAACCCAATAGCGCATATTTGTAACACCTCTATATTTTGTATTAGTGTGAGCGATAACGCCAGGTCTTTTTATATATTCAGTGCCTCTTATTTTAGGAGAATAATTTACAATATTTTCATAATGGTGGGTCATTTTTAATTGATCAACTACTTGTGCACCGCAATTATTTCTTTCTATTAAAACTGGAGGTGTACCATATTGTCTTAAAATTTCTAAAAGTTTTGAAATAAAATTAAATGGTGTAATAGAATTGTCTGCGTAAATTGCTGATTGTTTTATTTCTTTTAGATCAGTTACATCTAATACCTGAACTACACTATAATTGCTGTTTACTCCTTCTGCGACGTCAACACCAACAACATATACTTTCTTTTCATCCGGCTCTTCCCAAACTCGGTATTTTCCATTATCAAAAATAAATTCAGGATCTCTTATATTTTGTTTTAATTTTTCAAACAGTTGATCGGATAAAGAACTTTCCCCCGTTTGTAAAAATACATTACCAAATTCTTGATCAAAAAATTCTTTACTACCTAACGATCTGACAGTTTTTTCTTTCCAGTCCTCATCTCTTCCTGGCACTTCCCACCAATCAACCCGCTCGGCGTGCCACCCGTTGGAATTTTCTATAGCACCTGAATATAATTCATGAAATAAATTTCCAGTACCATTAGGAGTACTTGCGACAAATATTTTTGATTTTTTAGATGATGAAATAATTGGGTAAACGGATTTCCAAAAATCTTGTACCATACCATTATCGATAAAGGCTAACTCATCAAGAATTAAAACATTACAGCTATCACCTCTACCTGCATCAGATGATGTTGTTGAAATTCCTATACTACTACCATTAGCTAGTACCATAGAAGTTTTACCATATTCAACTGCGCCAGGTTTTAAATAGTTAGGAAGTTGCTCGTATGCTAATCTTACACGTTTAAAAATGTTTATTGCGGTTTGTTCTTTATTAGCGACAATTAAAATTCTTTGATCATCAAAAAAACAACTTATCCATAATGCATAAATTGTCATTAATGTTGTTTTACCTGATTGTCTAGAAGATAAAAATACAACAAATCTATTGTCTCTTAATGCTCTAAGTATTCTTTTTTGATAATTGTGTAGTTTTATCTTTTCTCTGCCTCTATCCAAATTAACAATATAAAAATAATTTTCTGCAAAATGTAATATGTTTTTGCTACACTTTTTTAATTCCGACAACATTTCACCTGTCCACTCAAATGTTGTTTCAGGTGTGGGTAAATTCTTGTTACCTAAATAAAATCGCGAATCTTTGTGAGGCATTATATAAATACTTATATGAATAAAGTAAGGGACTTAGTAGATTTGTCTAAGGTATATGAAGCAGTAAAGACATCTAAAGTGTCTGACCCTAAGGCAAAATTTGGTACAAAACCTGGCAAGCCAATGCAAGCTATACCTACAGTAAAAGCAAAAGAACCTCTTACCTCTGACCATAAACCTAAACAACCCTTTTTTCATAAAGATTCTGGCCCGGAGAATGCAGATAATTTTAATAAAAACATAGTAGATCCAAAGACAAACAAAGGTAAAGAGAATGTTTATGAGCCAGAAAAATTTTCAGATAATATCGAAAAAAAAGTAAAAGAGAGTATAAATAATTTTATGAATAACAAATCTATTTTTGACAAACTTTACGAAGAGGTAATGGGAGGCACAGAAGATGCCGAAGCCCTCGACGCACAAGAGCTCGGCATTGGCCCTGAACAAGAGGGTGAAAAGTCCGAAGCTGAAATGAGCTCAAAAGAGCTTATAGCGAAAGCTTTAGAATTACTTCAGCTAGCTCATGATAAATGCCCTGAAGAGGGTGGCGATGAGCATGAAGGTTCAGATGAATTTGGTCCTGAAGCCGGTAAGGAAGAAGGCCAGGAAGATGAAGAAGATGGTGAAGAGCAAGAAGAAGGTAAGAAAGAGGAGAAGAAGGAAGATAAGAAAGAAGAAGTAGCTGGCTAAGCAGTTGATGCAGAAGAAGTCGGCACACCAATAGTTGATGGTGAAAAGCTATCAAAGGGGTTAAACAAAGTATCTTCCGGCTCAAATGTAGTAGCAGGCGATGTTTCAACAGCTGGTAAGAAAGCTGGCAAAGGTGGTGATGGCAAAACAACCGATAAAGTTGGTAATGACGGTGACAAGGGCCACGCACTAGTCGGTAGCGGTGTAAGCGGTGGTGCACCAACACCTGTTAAAGGCAAGTCAAATGTCGTTAACAGCAGAATTAAGGGTAACAACCAACCCTTCTACAGCGTCTAAAATAGATTAATAAAATTAAAGCCCCTCGCAAGAGGGGCTTTTTTTTGATTAAATATCTTTATGGTTACCGATTACCTAAAAGATGAGTTGAATCCTACTTTTTTTGATAGTGATAACAAACTCAAGGAACCTATAAGAGAAAAACTTCTTTTAATTGCAAATAAAGCTTTTGAAGATTTAGAAGTAGAGACAGATATAGTTGATATAACATTTACGGGTTCTTTGGCCAATTTTACCTACAATGAAGATTCAGATGTAGATTTACATATTGTATTAAAATTTAATGATATTAATAAAGACAATGAGCTAGTTAAAAAAGCATTAGACTGTAATAAGTTTGTATGGAATTTAAGACACGAAATTACTTTTGCTGGGCATGAAGTAGAAATATATTTTCAAGATGTAAATGAAAAGCATAATTCGTCTGGTGTTTATTCTATAGAAAAAAATAAATGGTTGATTGAACCAAAAAAATTATCTAATCAAATTGATAAAGACTTAGTAGATAAAAAATATAATCATTATAGCTCACATATAGAATCTTTAGAAAAAATTATAAAAAAAGATGTTACTAAAGACTATGCAGAAAAAATTCTTAGCAATGCGCAGAAATATTTTAAAAAATTAAAAGCTGATAGAAAGGAAAGCTTAGAGACTGAAGGCGAATTATCTGTTAATAATTTAGTATTTAAAGAACTTAGAAGAAGAGGGTTTATAGATAGATTGAATGATTTGATACATCAAGCATATGACAAATCTTTAACTGAGTCATATTTTAGCAAAATTGCTACTAATGTAGGTTATAAGAAAAAGAATAATACTTTCAAACCAATGAAGCAAAAAAAGAAAGAAACAAAATTATTTTTTAAAATTAATCCAGGCACAAGAAAAAGACATCAACACCCTGTTGGTCGTACTGGTTATGATAGAAAACATCCTCAATTTGTTCCTGATATGCATAAGGCTGATTTAAGATCATTTCAAAAGTTAGAAAGTTTGAGAAATGGAAAAACTGGTAGATATGTTTTATCGCCTAGTGAGTTCAGTAAGCTTAAAAAACTTTATAATATTAGCATGGTTAAGCCTGGTGAAATAAAGAAACTAGGCAATACAGGAATTAATTTATATTATGATCCTAACTTTAATAAATTTGTAATGGAGAGACTATGAGTGTAGACAAATATACTGGTAATACAGACATTAGATTTTACCCTCTTCAATCAAACCAGGTTGAAAATAGTTGTTTTAGGTTCCTAGATAAAGATAAAAATGAGTGTGAAAGAGCTCTTGTATCAAATGCTTTGAGAGAACAAATTAATTTGTATGGCACTAAAGTCACCTATTATATTAACACATACAACCCGGCATTGACTGCTGATAATTTTTACGGAGAACAACCTTTATCAGAATATGGTATACCTATTAGCTTTATAGCCTTTATTGATTTAAATGAAAATTCATTACTGTTAAGTAAGTTTGGATTTCAATCAGAAGATGAAATAACGATGTATATACATATTAGTTCATTTTATGAAGCATATAATACACCTGTATTGTCTGCTTTGTTTAATGGTTACGCAATAGAACCAAAGTCTGACGACGTTTTTAAATTAACAGAATATGGTAGTGATAGACCGGGTGAAAGAGACGGGAAAATGTTTCAAATAACGGAGAGACTAGATCAAGATATTAATAAGATAAATCCTCTGCTAGGACATTATGTATGGCTGCTTAAAGCTAAGAGATTTGAATATAGCTTTGAACCCGGTCTTACAGCAGAAAAAGGTAATACTCAAGTATTTGATAATCCAAAGGATAATAGCATTACTGGTGCTGATAAAAATTATACATTTGATATTAATATTGCATCAAAGCAAGTATTTGATGGAAAAAATAATACTAGTGTGTATGGTGAATATGATTAAATTTCCTCTAACTCTTCTTCAATCTCTAATTCTTTGTAGCTCTTGATACCGCCCTTAAAAATACCTTTGTCTATCTCTAATTCATGCAACATAGAAGTGTAACGAGCATCTAAATATTTTTGAAAATCTATAGGCTTAACCCAAGCTGTGCTTTTATCAATATTAACGCCCATTTCATCTGCTTTTCTTCCTACAATATAAATTGCCTCCATTAATGAAAGCCACCTAGCCGCACATTCAAGTGAAAGTACTTCTGTTTTATTGTCTTTGAGCTGTAGCGTTATTGTTCTGTTTGTATTCATTACATACTTTTATAATGGAACCTAATATCATAGTCAAGAACTTTTCTGTATTAATGTTGTCCTTATAAATTGTTTTCAAAATAGTCTGTGCTTGAAATAAATCTTGCTTAATTTTTGTGTCAACCACAACATGTTCTTTCAATATATTAAAAAAAATATTAATGTAATCGCTTATAGTAACACAATTATAGGAGAGCGCTGCACCAGCTGTAAGATCTGCTTTATCAAAATATTTTTCAATAAATGGTTTTACTTCACTATAATCTACAGGTTTCAGTTTATCTGCATCGGTAAAACTTGCAGGCTTTAATGTTATATCAACCATTTTTGGTATCTAGAACGAGTGGTGTTAAAGGTATGGGTTCAGTTACCGCAGCTGTTTCTGCAGTTATAATTATTGAATTATTCTTACCGCATGTGCCGCACTTATAAGAATTTTCTTGATTTAATACAACAGGCACAAACTCCTTAACTTTTTTATAGCAAGGACATTCAACTTCTATTCCTTGTTTAGAATATTCAGAAAGTGTTAAGGCTTGTATTTGTTTAAATTTTATTTCGCTTAAAAAATCAATAACTGACCCCACAATATAAAAAATAACAAATTGCGCAATTGTAGTTACAAGAAATACCGTCCAAAAACTATGCGTAAATGGCATTAATATTAATGCTAAAAGAGTACTTACAATACATGTAGTAAAAGTGCTTTTAAGTAAACTAAACACAATCTATATTATAATATAAAAATATTAACTTTCAACTAATTTCTTAACAACATAGGCTAATTTTTTTGTAATGCCATAAATCTTTTGAGTTAATAATCTAGCAAACTTTAAATAAGTCTTTTTTCTCTTAACAGTAGGATTTGCTGCAGCTTCACCTAATTTAGAATATAAATTATCACAGCATATAAAAATATGTTCTATTAGGTCGTAAACATTTGTTAATTCAGAAGGCACTGCTCTTTTAACGTTAACATTGTTAGGATTTTGATGTTGATTACCAAATATACCGTTAATAGTGACAGGATTAGATTTCAACTCCCTATTAGCTAATCCTGCAACATACCTATCACCTGTCATCATCTGTGTATCTTCACACATTTTTTTGAATGAAATCATATAAATATTTAATAAATAAATATATGAAAAATTATCAATCACGCTTTTTTAAGATAATTGAAGCTGATGAAAACGCTGTAACAGCGGATCAATCCGCAGATCAAGTAGCCGCAAATCAACAACTAACTACAACTGATGTTAAGGATTTAGGTGCTGTAAAAGGTGCAGATCAAGTTGCAGTAGCAAAGCAAGAGTCAACAGCTCAGCAGTTAACTGAGCTGCAGAGTTGGATAGGAAGGCTTGATGAGTTTATCACATATTTGAACGGTGTAGATGAAAATTCTATTCAAACTAAGCTACACAAAGCAGGGTGCGATTCATTATTTGAAAAGATAGCAAGAAGTGAAACAAAGAAAATTGCTAGAGTAGCGGTAGATTTAAGTTCTTTAGCTGAATCACTCAAGGGCTATCTCATTGCTGGTTCTAACGATAACGGATAATTTTACTAAGTTGTACTAATCCTTTAAGACCCGTTACTGTATTGTTGAGTATTACTTCCGGTTTAATACAATTACGATTTAGTTTAACACAAATTTCATTAAAGTCTTTATATTTTTTACCGAGCTTTTCTGGCCATACGAACACACTTTCATTTTGTTCTAGCAAGATTCTAGATTTTCTAGCGCTTGCTGAGTCCTGCCATTGTGAATCCAATACATATATTTTTTTGTGTAGTTTATATTGATCAATTTGAGTTTTTTGTAATGTATTAAATGTTTGTCTGCTTTTCTCTTGAATGCCTGTAATACCAACACCATTTTCTATAAAACACGAATCGATGGGGCCTTCGAAAATAAAAATATACTCTAATTCATCTTTTATATTATCAATATTAAACAAAGATTTTTCACCGGATATTTTAGATAGATATTTTGGCTTTGTTTTATTATCAGAATCTAATAAAGTTCTGGTTTGGTAAAAAACTATATTATTATTATAATAGAAGGGTATAACTAATCTATTTTTATGAACTTTATCAGTTAAAGATAAGAAAAAAGTGGGGGGCGGATTTATACAAGTATTAAGCTTTCTAGCTTTTATATATTCTAAAGCTAGCTTAACAATTTTATTATCTTTATAGAATTCGAGTTGAGAGGAGTCACTCAAATTAATTGAATTGTCAGGCAATGTACTCGATTGTATAGTGGGTTTAGTTTCTTCTTTTTCGTTTTTAACTTCCTTTACATTATCAATACTAAAATGTTTTATCTCATTAATAATTTCAATATCATTACTGCCGCTAACATGTTTTATCCATTTGTAAGGGGCGCTGTACCAGCCACAATTGTGACAACATATAACTTGTTTCTTGGGAAGATAGAATAACCTTCTTTTTTTCCCCCAACTATTACCTTCTCTACAAATAGGGCATCCACCCTCATATACATTAGCTAATCTCTTATATTTTGCATACCCTGCATATTGAAAAAATTTAGCTACTACATATTCGTCTGGGACTACAATCACAATACAATTTTAACTACAAAAACTAGAATACAAGTTATTGTTTTTTAGGTCTCATTTCAACAATACCTTTTTGTATAAACAAACCATTAGCAGGATCATACCAATGCGCTTCAACGTATATATTATCACCTACAACTCTTTCAATAATTTTAGGGATTGATACCTGACCGCTAGGCGAGACTATTTTAATAGGTTGTACATAATCACCATTAGGCAAATTCATACTAGTATTTACTCTGCATGTATGTTTTTTAAATACTGAGCTTTAACTACTTCAAATATGTCGTTAGGCAATACTTCAATATAATCAATGATATTAGTTCTATAACTAGCGAGAAACTCAGTCTTTTTTATAGAATGAGGCAACATATCAGGTAGAATTAAAAAATAAGCTTCTTCAGAATCAGAATAATCAACTAATACAGCAAATTTACCGATGTAAATGCCTTTTGTATAGGCAAAAATGGAACCGGGATTAAAAGTCCTTTTAAATTTTTTAAATAGCTTTATCATCACCAAATCCCAACAAGTATTTCATATTTTTTATACAAATATCTAATGCAACGTTTGTATCTGTAAAATTAAAGCCTAATTGCTTAACTTTAGCGTTTGAAAGAACACAATTAGATCTATTAGCTTTTACGTTTAAATCCTTAACATCAATAATATTCCATGAAGGGTTGTTGATTTCGTTGGCTCTAAAAATTTCTATTATATCTCTTGCCTCCATAGCATTGTCGTTCACAACATTATATATACCGGGTTTAAAGTTGTAACCTCTTACCAAATAATATATAAATTTGTTTAAATCATCTATATACGTAAGACTATTACGCATGCTTATTAAATTATTATAGGAATAAATTTTTGTAAGATAGTTTTTATCTTCTAATGTATGTGTAAAAGGCATTCTTATTCTTAAGATTGCTAAGTTTTCGTTATTAAATTTATTAGCTAATTCAAAAATGTGTTTAGTTTTTGAATAAAATGAGGATTCAGAATTAAAAATACCAAAATTAGGCTCATCCTCTTCCGTAAACTCTTTATCATAACCTGTATATATACAACCGGAAGATACATATATATGTCTTATGCTTAATTCATGACATACTGATTGTACTAATAGAGGCACCTCTACGTTATACTTAAAACAATCTTGCTTATTTTGTTCGCACCCATCTACATTAGGTCTACCGGTGTAACCGGAACAATTTATAACAAAATCGGGATTTTCTTGTAGAAGATATTTTTTAAAAACTTCTTTATTTGAATAATCTAATATCTCCTTAGTTATATGCTTTAAATTAAAAAAACTTCCTTGCAAAAATCTTTGCAAATGATTACCTATAAACCCGCCTCCAAGAATTAAAATCATTAAAATGGAAAGTCTTTATCTGGATCTTCAGACTGATTAAACAAAAACTTATTAAGTAACGCAGATAATGAATCAGCCTCTTGTTGATTGTGCGCCGAAATAACATGTACAGGCTCACCTGTAGGTGAATAGCCCAGTAAAATATAACTGTTTAAAAACTCTTCTATAGTAGCTTTTAATGCTTCAATGTCTCTTGTTTTTGAAGTAATCTCGGATGCTTGTGATGAGAGGTAATTATTAAGAGCTGCTTTTAAAATTTTATCTAATTCTTGAGACTTTTTTTCTTTCTTATTTTTCATATTATCACCCCATTGTCATTATTATCTTTTTTAGGCTTCTTCATTAATAATATTTAATTGTTTCTTTACGTAGATGCTATTATCGCTTACATTATTTGCGACACCTCTTGCTATTAATTGCTGTATAACAACCTCAAGCGAGTCTGTTTTAAGATTAAAATTTTTAGGAAATTTAACGCCGCCATCGTTAAATTCAAACAATACATCATTTAAAAAATCTTTATTCGTATAACATGTTATAAAGACAGACGAACCGCTTGGATCAACTAAAATTGTCCATCTACGCGGATCATGCTTACCGTACCTAAAAAACATTTTTAATACTATAAAACCATTATCACGGAGTCTTTTTATAAAATATCCTGCTGTTTTAATCTTGTTGTTAGATATTTTCATTTAATTGACTAATGCCGATACTACATACTTACCGCTATATCCGGATTCTTCAAGGTCAAAAAGAAATACCCCAAGATTGCTATTAAATTTAACGTTTAATAAGTTAGATTTTGATGAGCTTATTAATCTTACAATTTCAAAATTTACAGCAACTGGTTGATTTATTTTGTCCCCAGCAAATTCATCCGAAATTTTTATGGCTATACTATCCACATTATGTCTATTGTTATCAGTAAAATCACAAAATACGTTATTATTCTCAGTGTATAGATAGAGCTTACTAATATCTAATGCAATAGTACTTGCTTTTAAAATATTCTGTAAATCTAATTTTTTAATATTGAAATTTGTAGAAAATTCTAAAGAAAATATTTTTTTTACATTAATTTTTGGTACTATGATAATACCATCTTCAAGCAAATGATATTTAAATTTAAAATAGTTACTTTTAAAAGATATATTATTGTTTTCTAAAGCTAGTTCTTGTGAATCTTCCTCAATACAAGAAAATATTTTAATTAATTTCTTTACATCAGGTACATTAATAGTTACTAAATTATCATTTATAAAGTTATTCTTTTGACTTGTTGAGGTATAATATACAACGGTATTGTCATTATTACTACAAACACAAAACGCGTTGTTTTTTTCAAAGCTTAGTACGCAACTATCGACTAATTTAGAAATACTAGTTAGATAACCGTTAGTAAAACTTTTTAGAGCTTCAATTTTGAGAGCCATTTATTGATATTATATGTCTTTTTTTTTATTATCAAGAGCTTCTCTTAATTTAAATACTTCTGATTCTAATGAAATTACTTTGCGATAAACATCGTCTATTTTTTGAAAAATTTCATTTAAATCATATTTTTTATCGAATGGTAAAAGCAATTGATCATCATTTACATTAGGAGCTGCTACAGTAACAGTTTGTAATACTGGTTGATGGCTAGGCTGTACCGCTTGTTGCTGTTGCGCATGTGATATTGGATTTATACCTTTAGATAAATCATGTTCTAGAGCAACTTTTTTAATGTCAAGGGATTCAGGTCTAATACGACCATCAATAATTTTTGAATCAATCTCATTAAGAGAACCTTTTACAGCGCCAAGAAAACTAACTAATGCTAAATTTTCTTGATATTCTTCCTGTGGTGTTTTAGTCATCTATACCATCTAAAAGTCTCTTAACTTCATCGTCATCAACTGCAGTTGTATCGGTGGTTGGTGATGCGGCAAGAGCGGGCTCTCTAGTAGAACTTTTCTTAGTATCAACAGACTCATCATTATTAGCTTCTATACATAGAAAATGTTCATCGAGAAGCTTCTTAAGATCATCATACGATTTTACTGGATTGATCTTCGCAAGATCATGTACACCATTAAGGACTTCTTTAATATTCTTATCATTTAAACTATCGATTGCCTTAGGCATAGAAAACTTAGAAGACACATATGTCTTGTATCCACCTTGTGTTTCACAAACTATCTTTAAATTAACACCATCAGATTTGAGCGAGAAAACACGAGGACCAAGGTCGTCAGCATCATCACCATCGATAGCGCGCATAACAATCTTGTGAAGTTGTTTACCGAACTGCAATATTTTAACTTTACCATTGTTATCAGGGTTAGTTGGGTCTTCAACTACATAAACATTAACTAACCATCTCTCTGCCCAAACTAATGAACTAGCTTTCTTCTTTTCATCTTCTGTACCGGAACGAAGAAGTTTGTATTTGAGTTCAGAGATTGGATCGCGTTCACCAAATGTTGATGGAGAAATAGCAGAAATAAATTTACCGGTAGCATAACTATTCCAGGAATGCTGAAAGTAATGAAAAAAGGTTTTTGACGGATCTGTAATATTAGGTAGAAGTCTAACAACATAAGTTTTATCAGATTCCATTCGCAGAATGTCGCGGTAAGATGAATTGGTAGAATCCTGTCTAACAAGAGCGGTTTTTATACTTTCAAACATTGACTTGGTGATATCGTTCATAAGAATATAATAGTATGTTTTATATAAATATCAAGCAATTTTCTTTAAACCTTCTCTTACTAATATTTTAAGTTTTTTAGACCTAATAAAATTATTATAAATATTGTCAGTATTTTCTAAAATGTTGCCTAAAATAAATTTATATGTTTCAAAATGTTTGTTAAGTTTAGCGACTGCATTGGTATATCCCATAACAGTATAAAGATTTATTTTATGTTCTTGTAAATGTGTGATAAATGAAGGTAATGTTTCATCATTTTTAGTATAATCTAAATAATTTAAAACGCTTATATTATTTTCTTTGCAAAATTGTTTAATGAATTTAATTGAATCTAATGTGTATTTTAGACAATCTTCACTATCCGGGTTACATGACTCGTTTTGATTTTTGTAAAGATTATATGCTTTTATAGCTTTAGGGCTTATAAAATACTTTAGGTCGAAAAATTTTTCGTCTTTATAAATTTTATATGGCGCATTAAAAAAATCATCTATATTAATTTTTTTAAATTTATTAAAAAATAAGCTTAGTTTTTTTACATAAAAAACAGTACTATCATCTAAGTCAGAAAAGTCTTTTCTTAAATTATAAGGTTTATTATTATTTTTTTTGTAACAGCTTAGATGTTTATTGTAAATAAATTTTTCGAAATCATTAAGCATTATAAAACTTCCACTTAAACCTAGATCTCTCTTTTTTAAGCTTCTTTAAGACTGAAGGTTTAGACACTCTTCTCCTATATCTTAAATCCTCGAGAACTTCTGATTGCTTAACTTGTTTTATGAATGCGTTAAGTTTTTTATCAAAATATTCCTTATTGGTTGCTTTTTTTGTATCTAATTTTACTTCTGCGTTTATTCTCATGGTTTTTCTCTATTAAGGTATTTCATTATGTATTTGCTCTTATATAATGTAGGATCAAATTCAAAGAATATTTTAAATGCATTGTAATCATTATCCACTTCTAAAACTTGTTTTAATAATTTTTTGACACCTTCATTTTTTAGGCAGAGCAAAAATATGTTTGCGAGGTTTAATTTCTTACCATTAGTTAAATAGATAAATGTACAAAAAGAAAGAAAATTATGCATAGTTTCAGATTCAACTAACTTATACGACGGATTAAGTTCGCGTATGTTCATTTAAAGGAAAAAATTTCTTGGTAGCTTCCAGTATGTTTTCGTTAATTGAGCTGTATGCTGCATACTCGGTGCCATAGCCTGAAAAACATTTATTTACTAAATCACCTAAATCAACATTTAAATTTTTATTCTTCCTAAAATGAGCTGTTTTCTTTTCTAAATCTAGTACTAAGGCAATATCATATCCTTTTTTAAGTATTTTATGTGCTGCTTCGTTTTTAAATTTATTACAAAAAGTAGATACAGTGTTGTAGTTTTTACCGTCAAAAAGCAAGTTGCCTTTAAAAAGTCTTAATCCTTTGAGAGTAATAGCTAGTTCTTTTAAAATTATATTAATTTTGCTATTCTCTGATTCTGTAAAGATTATAACACCAGAATTAAATTTTTTTATAAATGCCTCTACTTTATTAAAATCGGGCAATGTTTTGAAATAGTAGAACAATTTTAAAGGTGTCAAATCTTCATTAAATTCGAACGTCAAATAGCTCTTGACATTATTGAGGAATATAAGTTGATTATTTGTTATCACATTATTAGAATGTGCTTTAAACAATTTTATAAATTGTTCTAATGTAGTAATACTATCTGCAGATAGTATATGTGCATTTTTAAGTTTTGGTAAATCTATCAATTTTTTATTAATAATGTAAATATTTTTTTTATCTAAATCATTACTAAAATTTTTAAAATTATAAAATCCAACAACATATACAAATTTAAATTGTTCAAAATCTAATTTTTTTAAATCATTATACAGATTATTTTCGGTTGAAACAACAACAGTAATATTTTCTTTCTGTGTAAACCATTTAAACGACAGTATACACGTTGCAGCTTCAATGTTTGAGGGCACTACAAAACAGTATTTATCCGTCATTATTTAATTATTTAGGAAATATCAATTATAATCAATTATTATCTGCAAGAACTTTTAGGGTTGACGTCAAAGAATTACTTTCGTCCGTATCATTTATAGTGTCATCCTGGGTTATAGATAATGTGGGGTAATCTATTCTCAATAAAACGTTTCCGAAATTAGGGCCAAATCTGTTCTTCATCATACCTAGATGAATTACGCCTAATTCTCTTTCTTCATCTGTTTGAAAAATACTCATAACTACATCGGCGGTAGCTGCAAGACCTATACTTTCACTAATAGTAGCAATAGAGGGGTCATTCTCACTATAGCCAGATCTGTTTAATTGAGTAGCTGAAATAATAGGGCAATTAAAAATATACGACATTGCTCTTATTTTTTCTGTTACATATTTTACTCTCTCATATGAATTAGTGCCTGTAGAAGAATGAAGAAGGTTGAGATAGTCAATTACAATAGCGTCTATTTTAATACCTTTAGAAAGAAATTTTTTTATAAATGCATTTAATTGTAATGGAGTAACTGTTGAGGGTGGAAATTCTTTTACATATATTTTTGCGTTAGGATTTTTTCTATTAAATTCGTCTATACCGATTTTTAATTGTTCTTGTTCACCTTTTAATCTAAAAAGAGGAATTTTAGTTAAGTTAGATGATAAGCGTTTTGCATAAATCAATTCTGGCATTTCAAGTGAAATAATGAGAACTGTTTTATTTTGCTTAGCTATATTAACAGCAATATTTGCTAAGAAAATAGATTTTCCGATATTAGTTTCACCTGCAAATACATATAATGACCTACCATTTTCTTGTAACCCCCCACCAATTCTATGGTCTATCCAAGGGTAACCAGTGGTAATATAATTTTCAACCTTATTAAGATCATCAACAATAGCTTGAGAGTTAGATAAAATTTCAATACCGAGATCTACCGACAAATTTATGCTACAAGATGATTCAAATTTTTGTAATATTTCTGATGTATTTATTTCACCCTTTGTACACTTATCAGCTACTTCTAGCATAGTGGTATATACGGCTTTTTCCTTTAAAAACCGCTCAGTATTTTTATAAAGTTCATCTTCATTAAAATTTTTGTCAATATCTTTAAATTTTGATATCGCTTCTTTAAAATTGTCTTTAAGCTTATCTGTGTTTAAATATGCTTTAACTTCAGTTAGAGTGGGTACTGTACCAGTTTTGATGTAAAATTCGCGAATTATAGAAAAAATACTTTTGATATTTTTATCTTTAAAATAGGTCGGTTTTAAGTGATCAGCAATAGAACCTAAATACTTTTCATCAGTAAGTGATTTGTATAGTACAATATGCTCGAAGTAATCTAGATCTAGTTCTCTATCTTGCATAGGTTAAGCTAATAATATAACAAATTATTTGATAATCAAGAAGAATATTCAGAAAGAAATTTTTCTTCGCTTTGCAAATAATTATCATCAAACGCTCTCAAACCTGGTGAACAATGAATTACATTAATCGGCCATACACAAAGTTTTAATTTTTTCTTATTTGCGTCTATACTCGAAGCAATATCATAATGATGAAAATTATAATTCTCATTAAATTTCCAGTTTACTGATTTTACTTTTTTGACGTTAACTGCAATAAAAAGACCGTCAAGCAAAGCAACTCTTGCAGGTGTGGGGCCAAAGCTAGTTACATATCTTGAAGTATTTGTTTTATCAGTATAATGAGCTACCGCTCCTCTAAGATTTCCGCTTTGAAAGCCGCCTGCCATTAAATGCCAAAGGCTTGGTTTAGATATTAGCGGGTTAATACAACCTGCAAGGCCAATAATATCATACCCCTGTTCAAAGGCTGCATTTAGTTTTTTTTCAAGCTTTAAATCATCTATAAAAACATCGTCGTGGGCAAATACTATTGTATCATATTCATCAGAATCTTTACTATATAAAAAATTATTATAACTTTTACTTAAACCTTCTTTATTCTCTCTCTTAAAAAAAACATCTAAATGATCAAATTCTAAGCAACTTTTATATAGCTCAGTTACTGTCTCATCCGCGCATGGCGTGCAACTAAAAACACAAATACTCATACTATAAAAAATGGACTATTACCATTAAATTTTGATACTTTCGTTAATCCCTCTTGAGTTACTAAGAAGATAGTATTATTTTCTAATTCTTCCAATCCAATATCAGGGTAAGATGAAAATTCGCATTGTAAAAAGTTGCCGTAAAGAGTACTGCCACACCTCACGAGGTAAATATTTTTGCTTTGTGTGTTAAATATCCACAAGCTATAAGTGCCTTCTAAAATTTCGCAAACGTTTCTTACTGTTGTTAATTCGTCTTTGTCTTCAAGAAAAGTAAGTAAACTTGGTATAATACTGCTATCTACTGAATTAACATGGTCGGGTAAATATTTTTGTTTTATTGTTTCGAAATTCGATAATACACCGTTATGCGCAACTATCCAATTACCATCAATAAATGGATGAGATGTATCTCTATTAAAGCTTCTTTCTGACGAAGTAGGGGCTTGTGTATGTCCAAGAAGATAGAAATAGTTATCTTTAAAAAAATTATCAATATCAACTACCCCGGGTTGCGCTTCACATAGCTGTACATCTCGGTTTTGTGTTAAGAATAAGCACCCAAAAGCAAAATCCCCGCGCTCTCTATTTAAATTATAAAGAGTTTCAAACCTCTCTTTATCAGTAGAGCCGAAAATACCACACATAATATTATAATGGTATACAGTTATAGGAATTCCAGCTTATTTCTTTTTTATAAGGTACTGGGTCAATATAACCAGCTTTAACAAACCCTTGCAATCTCAAGCTACACGCGGTACATTCACCGCACGCTTCATCACCACCTTCATAACACGTCCACGTATTTGCAAAATCTATTTTATGGACAACACCTAAGCAAACAATTTCGGTTTTAGAACTATTTAAAAGCGGTGCTTCAACTTTTATTCGACACCGTCTATTTAAATTAGAAAGTCGATTAATTTCCTCTATAAATTCTTTACTACCATCCCAATAACCTGCAATACTATCAGCTTGTGCAGCACCATGCCAAACTGCTGCAGCATTTAATGCTTCTGCACGAGCCAAACACATACTAATAATCATTAAGTTTCGAAATGGAACATAATTAACTGTTTGCGGATCTCCCATAGCATCTTTTGCCTTTGCCACAGAAATATTATTGTTTGTAAGTGAAGAAGTACTTGCAATATTTTTAAAAAATGAAATGTCAATAATATCGTGCGTTACATTATCTTCGCCAATTTTTCTTTTTATGCTTTCAATTTGAAGTGAAGCGTAATTTATTTCCTTTAAATGTTTTTGACTATAATTAAAGGTAATTGCATGGATTTTTTTATAATATTCAACTGCTTTGTGTAGGAGAACAGTACTATCCATTCCGCCGCTAACAGGAATAACAACTGCAGCTTCTTTATTTTGTGTCATCAGCTAATTGTGCGCCCTTAGTCTTCTTTTTCAAGACAGGTTCTGCATCAACATCAGGTAATTCGTCTGGTACAGCATCATTATTACCATACTGCCATTCTGAATTTATCTTTTGTTCAATTGCTGGTAGAATTTTAGTATTCCAAAGCTCTTCATCATCTTTCCAAGACTTATAGTAACCAAGCTTTGTACCATCAGCTAATGCATAGGTAGCACCGTTTTGCACAACAATACCAAAACCAACTGCAAGATCAAGTAACCCGTAAAATTTATTCAAACCGGATTCAAAACTTAAATACATTTCGCCTTGTAAATACTGGCGGATAAATCTATTTTTTACGGTTAAAGCTCTTAGAATTACGCCCGGGTAATTTCGCTGGCCAACAGCAAGTTTACTATCAACAGTCTTGCCACCATCATCTTTTTCAGGCTTTCTTGCTAACTGAACTGTAACGTCTGAGAGATACCACACGCTCTTACCACCGGGTTGATTCTTAATCATACTTTCAAACATAGCGCTTGGATCATCGTATGTGTGGTTAGTTATAACAAACGTTGTTTTAGTTAATCTTGACATATTTGTACATGTCTTTAGTAAGCTTTTTATAGCGCGTGCACGCGTGCCCATATCCATAGATGTGCTTTCTTTACCCATCCTATCAATTGATAATTGGTTTTCAAGATTAGCAAGCGAATCTATTGCAATAATAAATTTGCCCTCTTGTCCAGACTCTTTTACTTTAGTTAAGAAATTATATATAGTATTTCTTGTCTCTTCAATAGTAAAGCACGGGACATACTTTACTTTTGAGGTGTCTAAGCCTAACTTCGAAGCAGATTCACTATCAATTGCACCTTCTGTATCAAAAATTACGGGTACTAATCCTTCTTTTTGCGCATTTGCTAATATCTTAGTAATAATATATGTTTTACCGGTCATGCTTTCACCAGCAAATAAGGTTACTCTATTTTTAGGGATACCTTTATTAATACTGCCTGATATAACAGCGTTTAAAACATATGAACCCGTATTAATCCAGCCATCCACTTTTGATAGTGAACCCTCTGACAAATATGTCGCGTGAGGGTTGACACTATCAATAGTGTCTAGAACGTTTTTAATATCTTTCGAAAGAGACATTATTCTTCGTCATCAAACAACTTAATAACTTCAGCCTTGCTCTTACCGGAGCTATTTGCAACAGGCGAGTTACTAGCAATCGGAGTAGGATTGCCGCTAAAAATCTTCTCATATTGCTCAAGTAGACGGGGATCAAGCTGAATGCTGTCACCAAATACTAAGTTGTTTCTATTAAATGCCCAAACTGTTCCTTCTTTTTGATTCTTCGGATCAACAAACTCTCTGAAGAAATAAGGAATGGTCTGTACTTGTAGTTGACCAGTCTGGGCCTGCTGTCCAATATGAACGATAGCAGGGTTTTTTACCTTTACAACCTCTTTTGTATCGGAGACAATTTCTCCGAGAATAACTCTTCCGATATGATCAACAAATGTTGAAACTGTTCTAGTAGTATTTTTGCTCATGTAATAATTTTATTATATACGAACAATAAATCAAGCTAAAAGTTCAAATAAATCGCATTGAACTTGTTTTCCAGGCTCAGTAGCCTTCCATTTTACAGCATCATACAATCTTTCAATACCGCTAAATATAATTTTATTAAACATTGTCTCATAATCAGGTTCAAAGATGCTAGAAAATTCTTTAGGATAATAATATTTAAAAGCTACTGACGAGAGACCATAAGGATTAGGTTTGCGCACATAAAAAAACCTAATCTTGTCACCAGAATTAATATGTTCGTATTTTTTCTCTATATTAAGCTTCTTTAGCAAAAAATTATAATAATAAGCAGCTTTAACATGATTAGGCATACCTTTTACTACTCTAAAATTATCACATTGTGCTGCGTATTTTTCATAATTTTTAATACCTGACACAAACGAAATATCCTCAAGAGGTAATTCTTTAAATTTTTCGTATACTTCATTTAAAATTTTATTTGTCTCGACTTGATTTTTAGTAAGTAGCATTGTCTGTATAATTTTTTTAACATATGGTTTAATAGGCGTGGGCATTGTTGTACGTACTACCTCTACCCCAGTGTACTTAAACTTGTTGCATGGTATGCCTTCTTCGTCAAGTAAATGTAAGATATATCTTTTTTTCTGTAGAAATAAACCGACATCGGAAATAGCTTCTCGTTTGAAAACAAATCTACAATCAACTGAATTTAAGGTATTGAGACCCCAAGTTTTGATGTGTATGTTTAAGAAATTTTCTAATTCTTCTACTATATCATGATATTCTTTAGTAATGTTTCCTTTTTTATCTATAACATCAATATTAAGTTTTTTAACTAATTCGTTCAATGTTACATACACACTGTCAGTGTCATTGTAAATAACAGGTTCAAAATTAAGTTCGGAGACAGATAATTTTTTTGAAATAAATTCTCGTGCTAAATCATTACACTGCTTAATAACTGCTTGACCAGTTAGCGTAATCGATGAGGCGAGATCGTCATCACCTATGGGTGCGTGTTTGTTTCCGAAATAACCGTAAATTGTATTAATAAAAATTTTAATTGTATGTTGTTTTATATTAAGTCTATTAGTTTCAATTTGAATATCTTTATATTCTTGGGAGCCTTTTGTTAGTGTTGAAAGGGTTTTCTTTAATTTCTTCAAGTCATGTTTAATTTCTACGCGCTGAGAATAATATCTGTCAACAATTTCAGGAATTATGCCTTTTTTCTTCTGCGAAAATAAAACTTTAGAACGTGATATTGACAGCTGTTCTTTTTTTACTAATTGCGCAAATTTTTCTTTAGTTAAAGTATATGAAGTCCCGTTTACATCTCTAAAGAGTACATTGCCATTTTCTTTGTCTATATTTTCAATTTTGCCCATTTTTGTTTCAGGAGAAAGATTCAGAGATATCATCGTATTTGGGTATAGACTATTAGCATCAAATGATACAATATGCTCTTGAAACCCTTGTTGTGGTTCACTAACATAAGCACCGGGATTTTTTTGTGTCTTGTCTTCGTTTCTAATAAATGTGGGTATTCTTTGTTGCCGGTATCTTGCGCGAATTGCGGTAGCTCCGGTAATTACTGACAAAGAACCCATTGCAGCTTCAAACGTTGTTAACCCTGTATAGGCCAACATTCTTAATAACTCTAGATAGCGTAATTTATCTTCAAGTTTAACTAAAATTTTTACGTCTTGAATATTATAATCTACAAACAATTCCCAATTCTCATCTGCTAGAGAAGATAAATTTGTGTCGCCGTAGTCTACTTTTGATTCACCAAGTTCTATTTGCGCAATATTATCAAGTTTATAATTCTCTCTCTGTACCATGCAAAATCTTTTATACACATCCAAGTAATCAATAACAGAAATACCTTCAATATGCCATCTTACTTGTTCATGACCATATTTTCCCCTTATACTCCTTGGATATAATTTTAGAACTGGTGACAGTTTCAACACCTCTTCCTCACCAAGTATTTTTTTAATTCGATTAATTATGTAAGGTATATCAAAAAATTCACAGTTCCATCCGGATAATATATCTGGATGATCAAGTTCTATATATTTGATAAATTTTTTTAATAATTCTTGTTCAGATTCACACTTAATATAGGTTACTCTGGGTTCTTTCTTTGTATATGATTTTAATCCCCATGTATAATAATGGTTATGTAAAGAATCGTAAACTGTAATAATATTAATTACATGGTTTGCTTCTTCGGGTTTTGGGAATTCATCCGGGCTATATGTTTCTATATCTAATAAACATAATTTGAGAGGTTGAACGCTAAATTCTTTATCTTCATTTTTTTCCCAATATGAGTCAATCAAGTACTGCTGAACTGGCGGTGTATTTTCAAACACCCGAGTAACACCTCTTTTTATATATTCATTTCTATCATACTGTGTTTTAAATGAAATCTTTTTTAAATTAGTATTAAAGATTGACTTAATATCAGAATCGCCATTATTTTCTATATAGAGATAAGGCCTGTATGTGGCGTCATAAAAGGTTCTATTACCATTTGTATCCCACGTGTATACGCGTACACTCTCATTTTTGGGAAGATAAACTGCATTCCTATACACAATTCTATTATAAATGTATTTTTAAATATTACAAGCCATTCACCTTATTAAGCAAGACTCTATCCTTATCAGCATACGGAAGGTTATAGAGTTCAAAATATTTGTTAATATTGTCATCATTTTCTAACCATCTTGTTTCAGCATGTGCATATGCCTCGCGACAAATATCCATATATCTTGATTTCTTTTCAAGAGTTTCATCAATTCGCTGAATCATTTCTGCTCCTGTTTTAAATCTTATTGGTGCATTACTATAAGTAACAAGATCTTGACAAGCAATCGGAATACCATAACAACTGGCCTCAATATATTTTAGGTCACTTTTAGCTTTGTTAAAAGTATTATCTTGCAAAGGTGCAACCATCATATTAATGTCCAAATTATAAATTTTTTCAGGATATTTATAAAGCATTTCCCAAGGATGATATTCAAAAACACCTTGTGCAACAAAAGGTCGCAATGCTAGCGGAAACGCTCCTAAAAATACCCACTGATATTTGTCTTTAGTATCGACAATAGCTTGTAATACGTGACGAAAATCATCGTTTTGATTTACCCTATTGTCAACATCAAAATGTGCGCCGGACCCTGCATATAATATGCGAGGCTTTTTGCGATGTGTATCATAATTTTTGCTTAATTTCTTCTCATTAAAAAAATGGCCCATCCACCACTTTGGTGGGTAGTTAGGTATTACAGTAACATTTTTATTACCTGTTTTATTCATGTAATATTGCTTCATGAAATCACATGTAACAGTAATTTCATCTGCCATCTGCATCATAGAAATCGCATTATCTCTTATCTCATCATTTTTAAATGCAGGTTTAAATTTATTATATTCAGGTATATCTTCATGAAACATAATATCATCAATTTCATATATTAAGCGAAATCCTATCTGACTACTTAGTTGTTTAAGAAACTCAAAGAATTGTCTCTGATGATTAGTTGCTTGTCTCTGAATTCTAATAGCTTTGGTGTTACCATACCAGCGAGGATCAAAACACATCACTGTTGACATGTGTACAATAGCTTTTTGATGTGCACATAATAAATGACCTGGCCAAATCAATCGCCAAAAACCGCACCCGCTATAATCTGCAAGATAGTTGATGGCGCGTGGTAGATTTGCTTCCGGTGGAACAGCAGGAAGATCCTGTGGAGAGGCAGGCATTATGCCAGGGTTGTTAGCTGGCATTATATTAGGAAATGGTGCAGCTGCAAACGGTGAAGCTGCAAACGGTGAAGCAAAAGGTGAAACCATTGAAAATATATTATATTATGCCATAAATAATTCAAGGTAATGAATAGTAAGGATAACAGACTTATATTTGAAGCTTACTTTAATAAGAAGAAATTAATAAATGAAGCTCCACCAATTGACATGTCGGGTGATATTTACTCAGAGCCAGCAGTAGGGGGTACTTTACCTGGTAAAGGTAAAGGGTATGGTCAAGGAGCAATAGAAGGCTATGCTGCAAAAGCAAAAATTTCTTTAGAAGATGCAGTAAAAAATATGGCAAGATTTATTAGTTCAAAAATGCCTGAGAAAAAAGAAGTTAGTGGTAAGACAGTATTGCATTACCCTGGCGATCCTAAAACATTTGAAAGAGAAATTACCCCGGAATTTTCTCAAACATTCGGTGTTTCAAAAACAAACGCAGGATTTACTATTCGTATAGTTTTAGATTATGTTCTTAAAGCAACTAAAACTTCGGGTGGTCTTAAGAAAACTGGAGTACAAAGAAAAGCTGAACGTATAAGTGCAGTTAAAGCTAAAAAAGTAGCTCCTGTTTCCGTATATGAAGTGGACAAATCAAAACCTGTAGCTGATCCTGTTCTTAAAATTGTAAAGAATGGTTTACCAGAAGAAGATGTACCTGCAAGAGAAATTTTATCGCTTATAAATCAAATAATTAATGATTATAATGATACACCGGGTCTTGATCCTGCTAAAAAAATTAAAAAAATAAAAAATACTCAAATTGTAGATGCTTTAATTAAAGTAGGTGTACTAGCGGAAAAAGAAGTTACGCCTCAAGCTGAGCCTGAGGCTGGTGTTGGTACTGGTGAAGCACCTACACAAGAAGAGAGAGAAGCGTTAGAGGATGCAGCTGATGATCAGGAATTTATTAATACCTATGCAGGTTTTGGCGAAGCCCCGGGCGGCGGGTATGATATAGATTTTGACAAGATGGATTAATAGTCACTAAATTCTATTCTCTTAGTAATACCGTTCTTTTTTTCTAAAAATATAATATCACCAGTTGCGAATTTAACGCTTTCTTTTCTATGACTAATAACCATTATACATTCATTGTATTTTTCAATTCTTTCTTTTAATATACCAAGAACAAGCTCTACTCCTTTTTCGTCCAACGATGAATCAAATAGCTCATCATAAACACTAAAATTAAATGCAATGTTGCCCTGTAGGCGTCTAATATCCATAAATGCAAATAAACAGGCAAGATCAATATTCTTACGCTCTGCACCGCTGAAATTAAAATAAGAACAAGGCTTTCCTTTTTCATCTATAATCTCCTCTTCAAAATATTCATTAAAAATACAGATACAATTTGCATCCATTTTTTTAAGATAGTATGCAAGCTTACTATTAAAAAGCTGTAATATTTTCTTTACAATATACGACTTAACGCCTTCCTCAGACAAAACAAATTTAACAGCTTCAAGCATATTAAGATGTGTTTTTGTTTTTTCTAATGTAACTTTAATATCATTTAGCCTTGCTGTAACTTCTGCTATAACAGTATCATACTGATTATCTGTTTTATTAAGCTCAGCCAAATCAATCTCTAGCTCTTTTTGCCACACATTTATTTGTTCAATTCTATTTTTAATATTATCTATGCCTTTTTCTTCCAATTTAAAATTGTTTATTTTTGTTTTAAGAGATTCTACAGCTTTATTAAGCTTTAAATCTAAATCAGATAATTTTTCTTCTTGCTTATTACTTTCATTGATCTCAAGCTGAAAGCTATTTATTTCTTGTTTTATTTTTAATTTTTCTTCATGAATATGATGCTTATCTTTGTCATCTATAGAACGCAAGCATGTTGGGCAAATATCCTTATCTGTACCAATACGTTTTATACTTTGCTCTTTTAAACTAATCTGTGTACGTAAAGAAGAGGTTTTATCTCTTAATTGCTTAATATCATTATCTATTTTTTCTGATTTTATTGTTAATGTACTTATATCGTCATTAATTTTATTAATATCTACCTTAATAAATTTAGAAATTTTTTCTTCTAATTCTTTTAATTCGTTGAAGTTATTTTTTTGTCGAGTTAAATATTTTTCTTTCTTTAAATCTCTCTCTTTTATATAATTGTCTTTAGCTGCTTGATGTGTAAGTAAACTTTTTTCTACCTCGGTAAACTTTGCAGATTCAATATCAAAATTTCTCTTAATATCATTATATTCGTCTCGTAAATTCTGCAACATTGTACTAAAAATTTCTAAATTAAATATACCTTCAATAAATTTTCTTTTCTCTACTTTCTTTTTTGCCATGAAAGGTGTTGTGTTATTAACAGTCATTATGACACAATTTTGAAATATTTCTTGTGAACAATTAATCTTTTCTAAGATAAAATTTGAAGTATTAGAAATACTATCTCTAGTTTTATCTTCACCATTAATATAGATATAACATCTAGAAGGTTCTAGCATTCGTATAATTTGATAATCATCTTTTTTATTATATGATTCGATACTAAATTCTAGTGTTACTTCACAGTTTTCATGATTTGTATTATTAACAATATGTTCTTTTTTTAATTCTCTTAATGTTTCGCCAAAAATAGCAAAATATATAGCATCTGCTACTGTTGATTTACCAACACCGTTTCTGCGATCTTCTTTATCACGATTTAAACCTGTTATAATATGTAACCCGGATTTAAAGTCAATTGTAACAGGCGTACTTCCGACTGATAAAAAGTTTTTAATGGACAGTTTTTTAAAAATAATCCTTTTCATTTTAGTTTTTTATACAGCTCTACTGTATAATCTATTATCTCTTTTTTATTATTAATGTCAAGTATATTAACAAATTCTTCTATTGCTTTAGGTATATCAACTCCGGAAAAATCACAATTATTTTCGTTACTAATACTGAATTTATTAAAGTTTGCTGCGTAGTCTACATTAATAGAGACCGGTTTAAGTATTGAAAGTTTCTTTAATAAGAAGTCAATTTCATCAGCTGTTATATTTTTATCAACAACAAATTTAACTATATTGTTGTTAAAGCTATCCTTAACTTTATCAGTAATACCATTTTCTTTAACAAGCTCAGAAAGATATATTTTCTTATGCTTAGGATAGCAATTATTTTCAATAAATTCATATTTTAATGAATCTAAGTCTAATATATGCACACCTTTCAAACTATCTACATCACCGAAATCCATTTGGAAAGGCGAACCAAGATATAATATAGTACCATCAGAATAAGTCCTTTCGTCTTTGAGATGGAAATGACCTGATATAATTAGTTTAGATTTTTCTAAAAGAGATGAAGCTTTAATACCGTGATCACAAATTTTATGACTATTCATTTTAAATGATTCGATTTCAAAGTGACCAAACATTATATCGCACTCTGGTATATGATTAATTTCAGTGCCCCAAGGTACAAATACTAAATTTTTATTGAAATTACGTGATGCGAGTACTTGTGAAATAACTTTTATGTTGGGCCAGCCACTAAAGGGAGTTAATGAATTGATATCGGACCGATCTTTATAATATGCGTCATGGTTACCGACTAACATTACTATATTAAAATCTTTAAGTTTTTCTAAAAGTTTTGACGCTAAATGTATAGTATTAACGGAAATTTCGTCTCTATAATGAAACAAGTCACCGCAAATTACAATATCTGTTATTTCTCTTTCTTTTAGTTCTTTACTAATCCAAGAAAAAAACTTTTCTGCAACATCGTACCAAAATATATTGTTTTGATGTACTCCTATATGAACATCAGAAAAACAACATATTTTCTTATTATTAATCTTAACCATTTAAGTTTGTAAAAATATCATTACTACCATCATCAGTTTCGTCAGTGGGTTTAATGTATATTTTTGCACCATCCGGACAAGAATGTAAGAGGTCTGAGTAAACTTTTTCCTTATAATCGTTAATAGCATCATGGTGTTTTTTTTCCTTTTTAATTCTATTTATAAATGCGTGAAATGCAATAGTTGTAAAGTATGAGAATGGGCTAAACCCGCTATTAATTTTAAATTTTTTATTTTTTAATGCGGAAAACATTTTTACAATAGCATCACCAACCATATCATCTTTATAGGTATAATTAATAAAATTAGGCGCATAACTTAAACCATGTGCTATTTTTGTTATTGACTCTCCTAATTTTTGTGAAATTGTACCTGCTTTATAGTAGATAACAATCTCATCCTCAAACTCTTTCGGATTGACGTAGAAAGGCTTTTCTTTTTTAACTTTCTTTTTCGGTGAAATCTCTGGCTGTGTAGTTGATTTTTTCTTTTTCATAAATTTGTTTTCTTTTGTTTGTATGTTGTGTACCGTAGTAGAGCTGATCTGATATGTCGAATATTATAAGCTTGTCCTTGTTGATATGCAAGCGTAAACCTCTGCCTATAGACTGCACAGTTTTAATTTTTGCTTTTCCACCGCCCGCAAAAATAATATAATGAAGGTTTTTGACATTAATACCTGTAGAAAATATTTTAGAAATAGCTATTACTACAACATTATTGTCTTTTTCTATAATAGTTTTTATTTTTTCTCTTTCCTCAATTTCAACTTCACCTCGAATAAAAAATACTTTTTTATCTAAACAATTTTTCGAAAGAACATCATACAAAATTTCACCATGTTTAATAAAATCGATTAATATTAATGAGTTGTTGTCGAGTTTGCTAATTAATTTAGAAATTAATGAATTTCTAAATTTATTCTCTATAATAAAGTCGAGTTCTTTTTTGTAAAAATCGGTTGGGTTAAAATTATTTGTACCTCGCCGCGGTACATTATTATAAAAAAGATTTAACATTTGCACTTTAACATTACTAACGTAACTTTCAGCTCTCAATTCAAAACTATTTTTTTCGTAAATAATAGGCCCAATTTTACCTATAATATTCCATTGATCTTCTTTATCCTCAGGCAATGTACCGGTAAAGCCAAACTTATTATTTGTTTTAATTAAGGTTATAATTTTATTAACCTCGTTACCTTTTCTAATTTTATGAACTTCATCTACGACAAGCATGTCGATGTTTTCCGCCCAGGTTAAATTTGAATTTTTACTTTGTAGAATACCTAAATTAGAAATAATAACGTTAGTAGTTAAATTTAGTTTATCATCTCCAGTCCATTTAGAATGCGTAAAGGGTACTCTGTACGTATGAAAATCGTTAAAGGTTTGCTCAGCTAATCCCCTATCAGGTACAATAACTAAGCATTTAAATTTTTCACCATACATTTTATATACAGAAGAAAGAAGTGATGCCATTACTAAAGTTTTGCCACCTGCAGTTGCTAAAACAACAGTGCCACGCCCTATGTCAAGACAAGCTTTAACAATATCTTCTTGATAGTCCCTAAGCTCTAGGCTTAAAGGAAATAAATTATTTGAAAAATTTGAATTTGTTTTCCATGTAAATTTAGAAGGAATAATAAGTTTTTTAATTTCATCAGAAATTTGTAATTGAGTAGGATATTGTTTTTCAAAAATATACTTTTGTATTTCGATGGTAAGGCAGGGATCAAATCTACCAGTTGGTGTTATTGCATAAGTTCGTGATGGTATATAGCGAGAATATCTTCTTAAAAAAACTGCTGCTTTGTTTTTAACAGAAAAATTTTCTCTTATTTCATCAAAATAATCACCAGAGAGAATTGCCTTGTTCTTTTTTTTATCAAGCTCAACACTTATCATGTAGTTTCTAGTTTTTGTATTTCAATAATATTTTTAATATCGTACGTCATAGAAGATATAGTCTTTTCTGTTTTTTCTAATAACGTTATTAAAAGTTCTAATTGTTCTATTTCTTCTTTTAATTTCTTAACACTGCTTACTTCATTTGCAGTCTCTGTTAAAGTATTGGGCGCAAGTCTAACCTGACTTTTTTCTTTTATTTGCTCAATAATTGCTTTTCTGTGACTTTCAAGTTCTTTTTGTTTTTCCGCTAGCAATATTTTGGTGCGTATTAAAAGACCAACATACTTATGTTTGATTGCTGGTAGTTTAAATTGTACTTCTTTTAAATTAAGCTCATCAACTGTTACGTCTTTATCTATTTCTTCGAGTATTTTCGGAATATTAAGTTCCATATTTAAATTATATAATAAGTTATAAATATTTAAAGTGAATAATTTTAATGAGCTTGTAAAACGAATACTAGAAAGCACAGGCGCATTGCCCGGAGTTACTGGTAATTTAGCGGGAAGCGGCGGGTCGCTTGGCAGTTTTCAGACATCCGGTTGGGTGTCAAATCCAGCGGGGACCCCAGGTACTGATGAATTTGCAAAAAATGATTTTAGAAAGCCTGTTGCTCTGGGTGCAAAAAAGGGCAAAAAAATCAAAATTCAAAGAAGACCATTGATACGTGGTGGTTTATAATGGATTTAGGTCATTGGGTTTTAGCAGAAAATGTACAAATAGATGAAGCTGCTTTTGGATTTATTTATGAAATAACTAATACAGTCACAAGCAAAAAATATATAGGTAAAAAGCAATGTATTTCAAAAATAAAAAGAAACCCGCTTAAGGGTAAAGTAAATAAAAGAATTTTTAAAAAAGAATCTGACTGGAAGTCTTATACAAGCTCGTCAAATGAATTAAATGAAGATATTAAAAAGTACGGGAAAGATAAATTTATTTTTAAAATTCTAAAGGTATGTAATAGCAAGTGGGAGTTGGCATATTTTGAAATAAAAGAACAAATAGACAGAAACGTATTACTGAGAGATGACTATTACAATGGTATCATAAATGTAAGAATAGGTACTCCTCCGAATAATTTTAAAGAATCTATTGAAACAAGATAATAATCATCTATACTAAATTGATGTCACGGGTTTTACATTTACCTCAATATAATCTTCAAATTATAAGCTTTGATAAAGTTTATAGTGAAAAATTTATAAAAAATTTCTTTAATAATTGTGAAGAATATAAAATAAAAGAAATCACATTAAAAAATAAAGACGTTAAAAAATTAATGTATCACAATACTATATATGCAATTTGTGAAGAAATTATTCAAACAAAAGTTAAGGAAAAGTCTATAATTTTCTTTAGTACAAGTACTTTGACAAAGACTGATCTCAACAATTATATAAATGAAGAAGAGCTGTTAATTTTTTTTGAATTATTGTTGAGAAAACTGTCTAAAATACTACCGGTCAAAGTCTTTATTACTAGTAATACATTTAGTTATTTTACTCATATTTGGAAAAAATATGATTCTAAGGGTATTGAGCTTTTAAACAATATTAGAGCTTTTACTGAGAAAATTGATTATAGTAAATTTACATTTAAAAGAATAAGACTTTTTTCAAATAGATATGGTTTGACTTTTCTTTCAAGCGTGTATTTTAACACGTTAAAGTCAAAACAACTGCTTCTAAAGTAATAAATATATATGTGAGCAAGTATTTGTCTAAATTGTTGTCTGTTTATGAATCTCTAGATTCAAAGCATTTACCATCCGAAAAACAAGAGGAATGCGAAACTTGTGATAAACAAAGGGATGTTTCAGATGAATTTGATGTTGCACATACATATACACATCCTTCAACAAACAAAAAAGTTTTTTGTATGATGCGTAAGCATCCTATGGGTTATAATATCATAGATATAGATGAGGATGGTAAGCCTGTTGTAGATATATTTGGCCCGTTAAAAGATAATAATGCTGATGAAGAAGCAGAAAGTTTTGCAATGAAAGGTTTTTTAGGCGCACCAATTAATCCAACTGAAATTGCATTAGTTAAAACACTAGCAGGTGATACAGCAAAAGGTGGTTTGTTTAGCAATCCGCAAAAAGATATGGAAAAAGCTTACGGTACATTAGTAAGTAAGCTAGCTAATAAAATAAAAACGGTAGCAAATACAATAAAATGAAATTTATAAACTTAATTGAAAAATATTATACATTACTTGAACAAGAACCTGCTTCTGCTCTTCCACCACAGCAGCCTCAACAACAACAGGATGCAGCGATGCCCCCAGTAGAACAACCAGCCGCACAGCCTGCGGCACCATTATCAACTGAAGGTGAAGCAATGTTAGTGAGATTACTTAAAAAAGCTCTAGTGATAAAGCCAGATACAACTGATACAGATTCAATTTTAGAACTTCCTGATGTAAATCCCGATAATGCTAAAAATGTTTTGCAGCAAATTATTACTTTAATAAGAAAATACGACCCAGACGTAGATTTAAACAAATGAAATTTGATTTTGTTATTGAGAGTATTCTCAAAAAACATATAATTTTTGAAGCTGCTGGCAAAACAATTGTAATATTTCCGGGCGGGTTTCATCCCTTTCACCTAGGTCATAAAAGTATTTTTGATAATATACAAAAAACTTTTCCCGGTTCAGATTCATACATAGCAATAACTGATTACACTGAAGAGAGACCTTTTACTGCAGAAGAAAAAAAACTAATTATTTCATCAACAGGAATAGATCCCTCAAAGATAATTCAAGTAAAATCACCTTTTAGACCTGAAGAGATTTTAAAAAAATATAACCCAGATACAGATAATGTAATTTTTGTGATAGGAGAGAAAGAAAAATATGACCCTTCGAGAAAATCATTATTTATAAGAACTAAAAAAGATGGTTCGCCTTCTTATTTTCAAGATTACGACCCTGGCAAGCCATTAGATTCATTTGATAAGCATGGCTACATATATTTGTTTCCAACAATAAAATTTGGAAAAGATGTGTTTGGTTCAAATATTCAAAGTGCATCAGAATTAAGAAAAAAATATAATTCTTTAAATGATAATCAAAAAATAAATTTAATTAAAAAATTGTATGTTAAAAACGTGGATAAAATTAAAAAAATATTCGATTTACATCTTGGCAATGAAGAATCAGATGAAAGTCCGGAAATTGCTAAAGAATTAATGAAAGATACAGATAAAGCATTTAATGATGTTTATTTAAACCCACCGTACAAAGTTGATAGCCAGTTAACTGTTGGTAGAATGAAGTATTAAGATTTTTTTTCTATTAGTTGAACAACTTCAAATAATATTTTTTCGAGATTTTCCTTGCTTTCTTTTGACAAAATACTTGAAATTTTTGAAAGTAAATCACTAGAACCTGAATCAAATGCTAGTGCTATTTGTTGTTCTTCGTTTTGCTCTTGATGTGGCTCTGACACATTTTCATGATCCAAATAATGTTTTATTGAATCTAAATAATCTGCTGCTTTTGTAATTTTAGCCCTAACCCATGCATCAAGATTGTTTATTTTATCTAATTTATTATATAGACTAACAGCATGGCTTATTGTATTGTAAAGCTCATTTTTAGACATTTGAATTTCATCTTTATCTATACTACCACTTTGATCAATACTGCAGCCACAATCTTCACATGATTCATCTTTATTTTTCTTGACTAAAGGTGGCTTAATAACTGTTTGTATAACGGGTGAAAGACCTTGTTGGTTATCTGCTTGGGGTCCCAAATCAACAGTACCTTCGTTTAATACTTTTAAATAAGCATTATTTAAATTAAAAAGATCATCTCGGTACATATAAATATTTATAGAACAATGAAAAGTTTTTCGATGTTTTTTGCCGAATCGCTTAATAATGATATAGCAAATCTTGAGGAAAAAAAAGGTGCCAGGTGTACAAAGGTAACTGGTCAGCAGTCATCGTCAAGATCGGATAAAAAATATATGAGATGTGCCAGAGTTAATGGTAAGCTTAAGAGGGTGCACTATGGCGATCCAAAGAGAAGAATAAAGAAATCTAACCCAAAACGTCGTAAGTCATTTAGAGCCAGACATAAATGTTCTTCTGCTAAACCGGGAACAGCTAAGTATTTTAGTTGTAAAAATTGGTAATATGAGCAAATTTGATAAACTTGTTAAGGAAATATTAGAAAAAAAGAAAGCGCCCCGGGGGGTTTGCTGGAAGGGTTATACCATGGTAGGAATGAAGAGTAAAGGCGGCAAGCAAGTACCTAATTGCGTTCCAACAAAAAAGTAGTTTTATAAACTTTTCACTTAAGTAATTAGGTGAAATTTTACCGAAAGCAGCAGCTTAGAGATGATGTGGTTTATATTAAGATAAGCTCTGATTTTATATTAGATTTATATGAAAAATCTAAGAAAATGAGCGGTATAGACAGAAAAATAATGTTAGATCAGATAAAGTTATTCTCAGAACACATGGATGAATATATCGAAAAACCTGTAAAGCAATCTATTAATACTAAAAAATCATAAATAATTTGGTGAAGTCTTTTCTAAGGTATTACCAAGAGAAAACTATACTTAGTCTTATAGATAATATTGACTTAGAGGGTGTTGGTACTGTTAAGTGTATGGCAGATTCAGGTAATAGCGCATATAATGTATTAGATGGAAGAGAAGTAGAATTAAAAGATAATAAAGTTTCATTTTTTACGACAGATAGAAACATTAAAATGGTAAAGGATGTATTTGACACTATAACAATTCATATTGGTTCCGGTGTAAATGAAAAACGACCTGTTGTAAAATTTAATATTATTTTTAATGGAAGAAGATATTATAACGTACCATTTTCGATAGCTGATAGAAGCAAAAATGAAACTGATGTATTGTTAGGAAGAGAATTCTTATCAAAATTAGATGCATTAATAGATGTTAATTCCTGATAATGAATATTATTTTTCCTAATATACCGCCTTACAGCAACTATAATTTTGTTGTTATAGGTGGAGTTACGTATTATAATACTACTGCAAAATCTATTTTACAACAAGGTAATTTTAATAATGTAAATGTTGTTTCAATAACACCAACAGCAACCCCATCTAATACACCTACCTTTACTATTACACCAACAAATACAATTACAAATACAAAAACACCAACCTCTACACCTACTAATACTAATACAAGCACAAAAACTAACACACCAACTAGCACGGTGACACATACAAGCACTACAACACCAACAAATACCCCTACACTTACTTACACAACAACTCCAACAATAACTTTAACTGTCAATTTCACACCTTCACCAACATCAACATCAACAAATACACCTACACCAACAAATACACCATCCTTTACACCAACGCAAACAAAAACACCACAAAAAACACCGACAAAAACAAGAACACCAACATTAACACCAACAAATACAACTACAAATACAAAAACACCAACCACTACACCATCGTTAACTTCAACCATAATGTCAACGTTTATATGTGTTTCAGGTGCAGGAAATCAAATATTTAACGGATCTTTTGGTCCCCTATATTATGACAGTGGTGTGTGGATTTATGAAAGTGTAATAGCGCCTGGACTATCGGGTGCATATGCATTGTCCCCAGCCCTGCCAAATAGTACATGGGCATTTTATATTTTTAAGAATGAACCACCATTTGAAACAGATATTATATATCAAAATGCTACGCAAGGTGAAATGATACCTTCGACCGGGTGGGTTGCAGTTAATAGCGTTAATGATCCAGCGCCAGAAATATATCAGGGATTATGCACTCCGACTTTAACATTAACACCTACTGAAACTCCTACAACAACACCTACTGTTACAAACACTGTATCAAATGGAACAACTCCGTCGGTTACACCTACTCAAACACCAACACCTACTCTTACACCAACAATTCCTGAAACACCTACCCTCACACCAACAAACACAATTACTACTACACAAACACCTACCTTTACTATTACAGAAACACCTACTAATACATTAACCAATACAATTACTCAAACACCTACTCAAACACCAACACCTACTCTTACACCAACAAACACAATTACTACTACACAAACACCCACTTTTACTAATACCTCAACACCAACTATAACCATGACACATACAGGCTTATCAAACAATTTATGTGTTGAAGGAGCGGGTATTAACTTGTTTAATGGAACTTATAATTTAATTCAAGGACCAAGCTATTATGTTTATGAAGGTCCTCTAATCCCTGGAGTTTCGGGAGTGTATGCATTCTGGCCTAAGACAAGCCCGGAGCAGGCATGGAATTTCTATATTTACAGAGACTACCCCCCATATTTTACACAACTAATATATACAAACCCAATTAGCGGTAATATAATTCCACAGACAGGTTGGGCCGCGGTAACTGTAAATGCAATACCACCGATGTCAAGTGTTATAGCTAGTGCTTGTTTTCCAACTCCTACTTTAACACCAACAAACACAATTACTACTACACAAACACCTACCTTTACTATTACAGAAACACCTACTAATACATTAACCAATACAATTACTCAAACACCTACCTTTACTATTACACCAACAATTACTAATACAATTACTCAAACACCTACCCTCACACCAACAATTCCTGAAACACCTACCCTCACACCAACATTTACACAAACCCCATCAATAACTCCAACCACAACAATCTCACCCACACAGACTCCTTCCACTACTAAGCCTCAATATTTGTTTTATAATTCTGAAGGTGAAATAAAGAATGTTAATAATAGTTCGTACCCAAGCTATTTAGTAATTTCAACAGCAGTATTAAATTTTAGTGCATCAATTGATAATCATATATTAGGGTTTACAAATTATTTTGATGTAAACAATTTTAACAATTGTTATGTCGAACTTTCTTATAATACCTCAGAATTATCAGCCAATAAAACAACAATATATATTACAGACTCTTGTGAAATTTCATCGTATGAAAATAATTTCTATACATTTCTGTATTCTAATACTGGGTCATTATTGTTAGGTATTGCGCTTGCAGATGTAGATTTACCGCCAATAGATCAAATACCGCCAACACCCACATTTACACCGACAAATGAACCGACACCAACATTTACTCCTACTGCATCTTATACTCCTTCAGTAACTATAACACAAACTTCAACAATTACACAATCAGTAACACTTACTCGTTCTGTTACACCCACAATAACACCAACCAGCAATACACCTACTCCAACACCTACTCAAACTATTACAAATACATCTACCCCAACAAACACACCTACACAAACTATTACTCAAACTCCAACACAGACCAATACACCAACACAGACTACAACCCCAACACAAACAATTACTCAAACTCCAACACAGACTCAGTATACGTTTTTAAGTATAGATTCGAATAGCTTATTAGTTCAAAATATAACTTCTGTTTTTAACTGTAATGGTTATAATGGTAAAGGCATAATTTATTACCCTATTAGCGATACAATTCCATTTGCAGGAAAATTTACAGATTCTAATTTTATTAGTTGGGATGTTTATTATAATCCTCCTCTCTCATCATTTAATTTACCTAACTCAACAATCACTTCATGTAAGCTAAAATATATTAATTTTGTAGGGTGGGAAATTATTATGACAATATCAAGAGTATGTGATGATAATATAGGTGGTTTTTCTGTATTTGCTGAAAACGATCTTCAAACCTCTGCATTCGGTATACCTGCAAACAAATGGAGAGGCCGTGATATTGATAATACGTATTTAGGAGATTTATTGATCATACCAAACACACCTTCTATAACACAAACACCTACACAGACCAATACCCCAACCGTAACTCCTTCTGTAACTCCTACTAATACTGTCACACCTTCTATTACTCCTACAGAAACAGTAACACCATCTGTTACTCCAACTATTACACCAACACTTACTATTACACCTACTGAAACAGAAACTCCTACTCCTACCCCAACTGCTTCTGTAACCCCTACAATTACTGCTTCTATCACCCCTACTGAAACTGTAACTCCTACGATTACTATTACACCTTCAATTACTCCAACAATTTCAGTAACACCAACAATTACTCCTACACCTACAGAGACACCAACCAACACACCTACAGAAACTCCAACATCTACACAAACCAGAACACCTACTCCTACCCCTACAACCACAAATCCAGTATATACTATTTGGAATGAAAGCATAAACGGACCTCTTTCTAATTCTGCAGGCTCGCCAACTGTTGTAACTTTAAATAACGGTAACGGCTTAGTTATTGCTTCTGTAGTAGGCGGCGGCCCTGGAAATAATGATTACTTTACGTTCACTGTAGGGAATAATCAAATATTAAATAAAATTCTTCTTAGAAGTTACAGTTCTTCTGATAATGTTGCTTGGTTGGGTATTCAATCTGGTTCTGCATGGACTGCAGGAAATAATCCTGGCTTAATGTTAGCTCAACAACATTTTGG